GAACCTATAGTTAATGTTCCAACTCCAGTAGTCAATTTTTCTGCCCCACCTGTAGATTTGTCAAAGATGAATCCTATATCGGAAATGGTAAATTCTATTTTAGACGAAATCTTTAAGTATGTTTATATGGGTTATGTAGAGTTGTTAAGTATTAAAAATCATATATTTTCTTTAAACAATAAGAATGACGATGGTGATCATTTTATTGATGAGATGTTAAAGAATAATAATATTGTCAATTCAATGATTTCAAAAATTTCCAATCAAAGTCTATCAAAAGAAGACACGATGGAATTGCTTAACAAACTATCAGATGAACAGTTTGAAATATTAACCAAGATGGATAATTTGCCGGATCATGTGGGTGATTGTGTATCCGATATTCAAAGACACCAAAAACTTTCCGAATTTCGTATTGGTCAAAAGTTATTAGGAGTAGAAAATAAACTCTTATCATTTGATCAAAATATAAAGAAAAGATTTAAATCACTGGTAAACTTTGTTTCTAACCCATTAGGGTTCATTAAAACAATATTTACCACAGTGGGTAGAATAATTAGTTTAATGTGGAAAACTATAATACCGACATTAGTAAGTCTTGCTGTTACTTTCTTTATGACCGTCTTACCGGTTATTCTTATGGTTTTGGGAATAGTTATATTAACTGTTATAACGTTATTCTTAGTGTGGAAACACTTTGGTAAATATATAAAACAGTTTTGGGATTTTATTAAGGAGCATGTTGTTAATTATATAGTAATGGTGTGGAATATTCTTAAAGAGGTTGTTTTTTGGATATGGGACACTGTTAAATTCGTATGGGGTGTGCTCGTAGATGTTTATGATTTTATTGATGCTATTTTCAGTGGGGACTTTACAGGTGCTATGAAGATAGTATCAAGACTTATGGATAGGATTGTTAGTTATATATCATCAACGTTTGAAACTATATTTAATATATTTCAACACTTCGGGGACTTTTTATCCAAACTCCCCATAATAGGACCTGTATTTAAATTCCTATTTGATATTCTCATGCCTTTTATGAGATTCTTCATAGAAGCGTTTAAGTGGACATATTCATTCATCAAAGATGGTATATCCGTTATATGGGACAATTTTAAAGATGCGATAAGTTTGATAAAAGCTATTTTCAGTGGTGATTTTAGTGGGGCAATGGTTATAGTTTCCAATATGTTTGATAGAATTGTTAATTTCTTAGTTGAGAAAATTATTAGTGTTTTAATAATTTTGCAAGATTTGGGCAATAGTCTGATGATACCAATTTCTTGGTTGTGGGATTCTTTCAAAGTCGCATGGGATTACTATTCCAAAATAATATCTGAAGTATATGATTGGATTATTGGTATATTTAAGATAGGATGGGATAGTGTTAAATTGGTTATTGATGGCATATGGGCAAGCTTACAGAAGGTGTTTAATTTTATAACCGATATACCTGGAAAGTTACTCGGTGGTGTTAAGGATGTCGTAGGTGGTCTTGGTAAAGCGTTGAATCCATTTAATTGGTTTGCTGATGGTGGTATTGTAACCGGTCCCACCCAGGCGGTTATAGGTGAAGCGGGACCTGAGGCAGTTCTTCCCCTCAGTGGTAGCGGTAATAATACGCTCATGGGGGTTCTTAATAGTTTCTTTGATACATTTTTACCATTCTTCAAACCGCTTATAACATTTTTATGGGATAACTTTAAACCATACTTACCCATAATGCAATCTGTTATGGATGCGATATATTCAGTAGTATATTCCATAATATCAGGTCTTTCCAATTTACCACAGTGGTTGGGTGGTGGGATATTCGCAGACATGTTATCAAAAATGACATCTCCATCTGGAGGTGGATCTGGTGGAAAATCGGTGTCGGCGGTTGATAATGCTGCTTTTGTCAGTTTGATAAGCGGTGAGATTGGTGATATGCCAATGTTAAGTGTTGTTGGTAAAGATAAAGCACAAATAACCACATTGGATGTTTCAAAGGGACCAATTGTTAATCCAACCTTCAAGGATGTTAAAGACTTCGTTTCGGGATCGTCTGAGAAAATGGAAGTTCCGGAATTTGCTCGTTCGTTGCAAAATGGAATTGAATCAATTCATAAAGGTATTGAAACTTTATCAAGTAAGATAGATGAAGTAGGTAAATCTATAGGAAATATTGGTGGTGATGGTGGCGGTAGTGTGCAACCCGCAAACGATACGCAATTTGAAATGCTCAAATTCATAAGTAGGTCAAACTTTAATGGGAGTAGAATATGAGTGAGAACACTTTTAGCACCGCCAAATCGCTCAAAGCGGATTTAATGGTCCCAAGTATAGCGGCGTGTAATGCTTTTGGTATAAATCGCACAGGGTCTAAGAAAATAACGGAAACATCTTCCTTCTTAAAAGGTCCACAGTTTAAAGGTATAAAGGTCGCAACGCCAGAGCCAACAGAATATGAAAATGTTGTAGAAGAAGTTATATTGGAATTTATTGGAAATAAACCGGTATCTATCAAACCCAAGACTGAGGGTGGGATAGTAAAGATGGAAATAGAGCAGAAAGAAATACAAAAGAATCTCTATACCATTAGAATAGCACCATCCACGACTGATTGGTTGAAATTCAATTTCGCTCATGAGTGGGGTGAGGGTGATGGTATTGTATCCAGAATATTAGATACCGTGGCTAGTCTTGTTGATACTGCGAGTGGTTTGGTAAACACCGCTCAAAATGCCGGAGCTGCTGCTGGTATGGGAACCCCACAATCTAGAAAAAAGGTAACATTGGATAAGCAAGATACTTATCAAAAGACCGATAAAGTTTCTTTTAAGTTGCCATTTATTTTATTTAGTGCTGGAACTCCGACTAATGGAAATAAAAATCCAATAGAACAGTGGGTGGAGGATGTTTATGCCCCACTTTTAACCATAACGGCGTGGTCACATCCTAAGAGGGCAACTGGTATTATCGGTGGAAAAGACGCTTCAAATCTTGGCGTTGGTGATTTAGCGTCCGCCGCTGGTGGGGGTGGTGGAGGTGGAGGTGGTGCTGGTGGGGGGTTACAAGAAGAGGCTATAAAAATGCTTTCATCATATCCGGGAATGAGAGTTGCTATATCAGAACCTCCGAGTTATGTTAGAGTTACCCATTCTTCTGGATTTTTCCAGTATAATGTATGCGCCATAACAAATTTTAGTTACTCTTTTGAAGGTCCCTGGGTTAAAGCATACTCACTCGTACCACCTACCCAAAAAATAACAGACCAAGAGAGACAACTGTTGGATGTAACAATACCAATGGTGGCGAGATGTGAGTTGGAGATAAAGGTAATTGAAAAAATGTATGCTGACGATTGGATAGCAATGTTTGAGCAATCGCCGCTCCTCGCCGCTCGTGGCGGCGGCGGGGTGTCCAGTGGCATCGTCAATGTTCTAAAAACCCGTGTATGATAGGTAAAGGAATAATGTATGCCATATGAGCAAATACTTTCTGCGAATAGTTTTACAAATCTATTTCCTAAAATATACTATGATAAGACGGAAGTATCTTCGCCAATATTAGATATCTGGAGAAATTATAGAACTGTTGTTTTCCCAGATGATTCTTCTGGTAATTGTTTTATCTACCATCCAGTTTCACCAAAAGACACTTTATACTCCATTTCCGAAAGATATTATGGAACAATAGAGTTATGGTGGTTGGTTCCTCTTGTAAACGATTACCCGGATCCTTCAACTTTCTTGGATTCGGTTTTAAATGGCGAACATCCAGGCGGCCCAAGTAAAAATAAAACAATTAAAATAATAAAAGATATATACCTCCCACAAATAAAGAAAGATATGATATTTTATAAATCTGTTTTCGATAAAATAAACTTGACAGAGGGCGATAATGTCTAGTAATGTTTCACCATTTGAGGCGGTAAATAATTGCGGGTATACCGTTGGGATTGCAAGAGTCAGTGACTTTACTTCATCGTATAGTTCCACAGATTTCTTTGAAAAAACCATTGGTGATACTGTAATTAAATTTGAGATTTATGAATCAGTGGACATGTATTTTAAAACCGCTAAAATGATATGCCATGATAGATTCGCATCAAGAGAATATATGCCATTGACTGGAAATGAAATAATATCCATTAGATATAAGAATTCCATTCACCCAGATGGCGTTCCCGAAAAGATATTACATTTTTTCATAAACGATATAAGGGAAGTAAAAAATCCAAAAGAATGGGATCGTGGTAGCAATCTATTACAGATTAGTCTTGTAGAAGCACCAATTCATTATTTTCTCTCCGCTAATTCTGTTTATAAATCATATAGTTGGGATGGTGGATCTAAATCAGCATATCCAAAAAGATCTAAAAGCATATATGATTTAATGAATGATACTATAAACCTTATACCAAACATAAGAAACTGGTATGAGATAGATATTGAACAGACCGCCGATACAGAATCCGACAAGATAAATTTCTTTATACCGAATTGGACACCTTTAAAAACTTTAAATTATCTAAGGAAATTTGCAGTCAATAAAGATGGAATGCCTTATTATGTCTGCTACATAGATCCTCCTAAAAAATTTGGAAATAAACCTACACTTGTTTGTAAGTCTATATACACACTGATGAAAACAAAAGAATATCATGTGTTTTCAAGTCAATTCGCACAACATACAAATAGGTCGCCACAAGGTTCTACCGAACCTGTTAGGGATATAAATGAAGGACAGACTGACAAGTATGATATAACTAATACTATTCGTGAAACCAGATTTAATTATTTCAATAGAATAAAATCCTCTTTCGGAAATTTATCTGGTGAAACATTCTTTACTTTTGACTATATAAATGATAACAAGTATGTTGGTTTAGATTACGATACATTTAAAAATAATTACTCTGGTCTTGGTCAATATTCTCTTCATTCTATGAATTATGGAAATCAGTGGTCCAGATTTCGTCACCATTCCTTCAACGAACCAAAGCGTTTATTGTCTATGAAGCAGAATGAATATGCATATGCCACAATTCAATCTGCCATATCATGTCAATTAGACATGACTCTTAATGAGTTGCGCCGTCCAGGTCAGATTGCCGATATAGTTTTTAAATCGCCTATGAAGGACACAAATATAGATAGGATGATGTCTGGTAAGTGGTTAATATGGAGTCAGGTAGATTGTCTTGCTGGAATCGGTGCTGCTGCCGCTTCTTATGTAATATGTGTCAAAGATGGATTTGAGAGTTTGGCATATAACCCAGACCTAACCAGTATGGATCATCTACAACCGCCGTCTAAATAGTAGAAGGGATAATTTATGCCAAATACATCTGGTAGAACAATTGATTGGGATGCTTGGAATGAGGAATCGTATAATAGAATTGATATTTGGAGAAACAAATACGATAGGGGTGAATGTGTATCAATATCTGGAAACCCAACAACACCATCACCAACCGGTTCCCCCGATTTGCAAAAGTATTGCCCGAGGATAAAAGAAGTTATGTTTTCAAAGTGTACGGAAATAGAAGTATTTTTTAGGAAGGGATAAAATGGCAGCAGTAGCAACAGTTGATTTTTATTGCGGGGATGTTATCACTATAATAGCATCAAATAAACCGTATACCGATATGACAGTCCAATCGCAGGTAAATGATTACCGGTGGGCGGATTCGGCAAAAATTCAAATATTCAATGAAAATGGTGTAATGGTGGTTGATGGTGATATGTGTCCGATTGCTGACAAAGTTGGTTGGTATTCATATAGATATAAAACAAATTGCGATTGCGGTGGAATTGGTATATTTAAAACGGAAATAACCATGACAACCGTTGTTGATGATTGTTATTCAATATCTACAACCGGTGCATCGGCATCTCCCGCTACCTCTGGGACCTCTGGTTCACCCGCCACTTCGGGGACCTCTGGATCGCCCGCTACCTCTGGGACGTCTGGGACATCTGGATCCCCTGGGTATACCGATTGCTCTGATGTAGCAGTTTATTACTTCAGAGTTAATCCAAGGAGATAATAATGCCCTGTCATGTAGTAAACAACAATGAAATATTTCTAAACGAAGCACATAATAATAATTTTATATTTGTTTTGGAGAGAATACCTTCTTCATTTTTAATGTCAAAGTTTGGAAATGATAAAAAATTTAAATTAGATGGTACTATTGAATCTATAAGTAAAAGTGGAATAGATTATATACGTGAATCTAATCAGGATACACAAAACTTTGCACTTTTTCTACAATCAGTTACTCTTCCAGATTTAAATCTATATACTGCTACAATTGACACTTCATTTGCCGCTTTAAAGGCTATAACTGGTAAATTAGAATTTGGTACTCTTAATACCAATGTTATGGGTGATGAAAATTGGTTTATATATAGAATGTTACTATATTGGTTCTACGCTGCCAGTAATCCTGAAGAATTCAATAAACTTACTACCATGGATTATTATAAAAACTTTTATATAAGTGGTAAATTATTGCTATTAAACAACCATCATGAAAAAGTTATGGAGTTTGAATTTAGAGATTTACACCCTCAGAATATGGGTCAGGTTGATTTAAATTACCAAGATGCTCAGAAAGTTATTATTCCCGTTACTTGGATATACTCCACAATAACACCGAGCGATGATTATAAAGTTATAAAGAGGATATAATTGGTTTCTTATAAATAAAGGAGATACCTTTATCTTAGGAAACAAACAATATGGATGACTTAACCAAGTATATAGAAACTAACATTAAGTACCGTCTTGGTATTCTCACGGAAGAATCGGATGGGAAAGATGAATCAAATGAATCCGATAAAACATCTGATGATGGTGACGATGGTGACGATGGTGAAGGTGATGATATATTTAGTCAAGAAGATTTAGATGCTGCTGCCGAGGGGGCCGGTGACGGTGAATCTGAAACTGATAACAGTGGAGATAATGAAGACGGTGGTGGGGATAGTGGCAGTATGCCCAACTCCAATCAACAGGTAGTATCCGACCAGGAAAAAATACGACAACTTTTCTCGGATATAGGTGATCCTAAAGTGGATTATTCATTAACATCCGAACCTAATGTTCGTTTGGCGAGGTTTAAATTCAAATACGCTGGTATAGACCCTATTACTCTGATGACCGATGATGAGAAGAAAATAGGTGTTAGGTCCGATAAACTCGAATCCAGATTAACTCCAGACCAATACCAGTTATATCTCCAAAAGAATAAAGAACTTCGCCAGGAGTTTCCACAAATAGCATCCCGTGAAAGAAAAATAATAATCTATAATTCAAACGTTCCTATGTTTTATAAAGACGAGAACGGCGTCAATAGAAACATATCTCATAAAAAAGATATGTCTAATGCTATTGATAAGATAGAGAAGTTTATGAATAAAAGTTTTGGCGAGGATTGGGTTGATAATAAAAAATCAATAAATTTCTTGCAGAACATAAAAATAAATTTCTCCGAGGAAAAGCGTATTAGACCGAATTTAATACCTATATCCTATTTTCAACCAGATGGAAAAAAAGGCATTATTGCTTTTAACAAGTTATATGCTCCCCTACCAAGTTCCATAGATAAATTCATAAATGACAATATAGATTCACAGGAAAATAAGAAAAGTCCGCTTTTTAGAACCTTTATAAACGATTATTCGGAGGGTGGAGAGGGTTCTTCTCGTATATCTGTATATTGTGTTGTTAACGATCCTAATTTTACAGAGGAATCCGCTCCAACCGACGATGGCGGTGGTGGGGATGATTCCGGTAATGAAGAATCTTCCGGTGGGGGAGATGAAGGCGGTGACATCGGTGAAGATGGTATGGACGATTCTATGGAATCTGGCGGGGGACTATAATGATTATTGTATATAATATTATTCAAGGAGAAAATAATGAGTGAAAATGAAACAACGCAAAATGAAAATGCTTCCCAACCAGTGGACACTTCCAAGGTGCTAAATCCAGTTACCAGAAAGATAGTTGAACGCTGTATTCAAGAAGTTCTATCAGAGTATGTTCAACAAACAAAACAATTTACCGCCGATTCTATACATTATCTACGCGTTAAAGTAACCGATTTGGTCAAGCAGAGATTGGGTGATGATGAGGTTGTTAGTGTTGATTTGGGATTGGATTTATCAAATATAGAGGATATTCCATTTTTCTTCAAGATAAATATACCACAGGATAAGTTAGAAAATCACTTAATGAATACAGAAACAACAACCGATACCGCTCCGAAATAAGGAAATAAATGTCACTACGGGGAAGAGGAACACGTAAGATAGAAAGGGTTACAAAGTATGGATCGGGGGGAGTAAGTTCCACCCCGATTAAAACCGTTTTACCTTACCCCCAGGTAGATTTGGAATTTAAGAATGCCAAAGCGTTACCGAGTGATGATATTCCAATTAATGAAGGTATAAAAACAACAACACGATACAATGTTCCGGTTTCAGACCATCCAACATTGGCAACTGGTGTAATAGCGCCGATATTTCTTGGCAACCCACTAAATCCAACACAGGAATTCATATACTCAAATCCATATATAATAGACCCTTCACACTTTTATAGCGATGAAGTTAAAGAGTGTAGCAAAATATTTCTTTTTGCAAATGTGGTTAATAGTAGAAGACCTGACTCTGGTATAGTAACAAAATCCCCTGGTCCGGAAAGAGTACCATACTCCCCAGCGCCCCCGAGGTTGCCAAACGACGCTGATAATAAGTATCAAGTTCTATTCGTTGAGCAGAATATATTTGACGATAAGTTTATAAAAATAAATGGTTTGAATATGATGATGAAGACAACGGGGGTTGGTGTCCCCGTTCTCCACCAGGATAGTTTAAATGTAGATACATGGTATAACGGAAAATTTAATATATACAACATTGGAAATAATGTTAGTATTGGTTATACAAATGATAATAAGTTTGATTGGGATTTGGGTGATAGATATAAATGGTCATTTGGAACTATATTCTTTTCCTATAATTTATCGACAAGTATTGATAAGAATACCGACTATACGAATAAGGATTGTAAAGTTTCCAGTTTTGCTATAGATGGAAGTTATTATTCACCTGAAGCGGATATTCCAAAAGACGTAAAAGAGGGTAAGGAAATAAAAGCGGAATATACCAAGGATATCAAACTTATTGCTTGGAGATTTCCGGTTGACAATGTGCGCGGTCCGATGGATGTTTACACCCCTGACAACATTATATCGTGGGAGGGGACTGTTGTTGAAGTTGGTGAGGATAAGTGGAAGGTCCATTTATTGGAAGATGTGCTGAGTGAAAACTCTTCAGGTGCTAAGTATATTGGTGAGGATGACGCTTTATATAACGATTACTATAAGGAAGTTTCATCATTTTCGGATCATCCGAGATTTAAAGATGTTGGGTGGTATACCAGAACAACCACGAGATGGTATAATAAAATATATGGAAAGGCGCACTATATACATTGGATTAGGCGCGTAAAACCTGGGGATTGTTTTAATATTGGCATAAATGAACATGGTAATTTAGTTTTTGAATCCGATGAATCGTGCTGTTTTTGTGATTTCCCGGATCAGATACCAGGAGTTACCCCATCTAGTTCGTCATCTTCAAGTAGTTCTTCTTCTAGCAGCAGTTCCTCTAGCAGTAGTTCAAGTAGCAGTTCAAGCAGCAGTAGCAGTTCTAGTAGCAGTAGCAGTTCTAGTAGCAGCAGTTCATCCAGTAGCTCCTCTAGCAGTAGTTCAAGTAGCAGCAGTTCTTCATCAAGTCAACATAACAGTTCTTCTAGCAGCAGCAGTAGTTCTTCTAGCAGCAGTAGCAGCAGTAGCAGTAGTTCTTCTAGCAGCAGTTCCTCTAGCAGCAGTAGCAGTAGTTCTTCAAGCAGCAGTTCCTCTAGCAGCAGTAGTTCTTCTAGCAGCAGTAGCAGCAGTAGTTCTTCAAGCAGCAGTTCCTCTAGCAGCAGTAGTTCCTCTAGCAGCAGTAGCAGCAGTAGTTCTTCAAGCAGCAGCAGTAGCAGCAGCAGTAGTTCTTCAAGCAGCAGTTCCTCTAGCAGCAGTAGTTCTTCTAGCAGCAGTAGCAGTAGTTCTTCTAGCAGCAGTAGCAGCAGTAGCAGTAGTTCTTCAAGCAGCAGCAGTTCCTCTAGCAGTAGTTCTTCTAGCAGCAGTAGTTCTTCTAGCAGCAGTTCCTCTAGCAGCAGTAGCAGTAGTTCTTCTAGCAGCAGTTCCTCTAGCAGCAGTAGTTCTTCTAGCAGCAGTAGCAGCAGTAGCAGTAGTTCTTCTAGCAGCAGCAGTTCCTCTAGCAGTAGTTCTTCTAGCAGCAGTAGTTCTTCAAGCAGCAGTAGCAGCAGTTCCTCTAGCAGCAGTAGTTCCTCTAGCAGCAGTAGCAGCAGTAGTTCTTCAAGCAGCAGCAGTAGCAGTAGCAGCAGTTCTTCAAGCAGTTCGGTAGGTGGTCCACCATGCACCCCTCCCGAACTAGGGGGACCTTTAGCAACAGATTGGAACAGTAGTGGATCTAACGGTGATTGTAATTGTGACCGCGGTGATGATATGGTTGATTATATTGGAGTTCCAAATCCTTCTGGAAAAGAGTGGTACGGTTACTGTAGAACTGGTCCTCTGGATCCGGTAACGAATGTATGTCAATATTCATATGTTGAATGGATATAAATGTGTAGTAAAGGCATAAAATAATGCTATTCCATATTCATGTGTGGGGAGTTAATGAAATTGATAACCGTGAATTAGAATTGTTAAAAAAATTCAAAGTTACCAATATTAGCATTTGGAAAAAGAAAGATAAAGATTTCTATAAAAAATGTAAAGATTTTGGATTTAGAGTAACTTCTCTTTTCCCACATATCCTTAATGAAACCAAAAATAATGAAGTATTCACCGATACAAACCAATTTTCATTTGGTATGGAAAAAATATTCGAAGAAAAAGTATGTGAAGATTTCGACGAATATAAAAATTTAATAGATGAATATATAGTTACTGATATACCTTGGTATGTAATGATAAAGCATGAAAAAGTAACAGATGGTTCCGAATTCCATATTAATCCGTTTACAGACAAATACAGTAAGATTTTTTTAGGGCAGAATAATATATCATTACCATACTGTATGAATGTTTTTAATAAAAAAGATACCGATGAGTGGTTAAAGTATCAAGATATAATATTTCAAAATTTCATGAGTAGATTTGATTTCTTAGATAGATTTGATAATAAATATGTAATACCGATATCTTTTAGAATTGATAAATCCTTTAATTGTTCAAACATACATTCCAGTGGTATTTTTGAAGAATATGTTAAAAAGTTAAAGTGTGACATATTATTAATGAACAACACCTCAGATGGGTCTAATTGGTGTAAAACTATGAAGCAAAAATATGGATCAAAGATATTAGGTGGGGTTGAGGGTGCATTAGGTTTGGTCAGCGGTAACGGCATTAGATTGAAAGAAAATGGATTCGATGGTATAATAGCAAATGAACACCATTTTTTTAACAATAGACATCCGACATTCCAAGAAATAGAAAAATCTATACAATTATTATTCAATGACTAATGCTATACTTATAAACTATATCAGCGGGACGCAACTCATGCTCCTTCGTTGTTTGTATCATTTATATAAAAATATAAGTGGTAATGGAACGATAATAATATCAAGTAATGATAATAGATATAATAAAGTCGATGAGAATAAATTTTTTAATGTTATTAGGGATATATTTAAAGATAGATATGAGATAGTAGTTATAGAAGGTGGCCAATATGAGGATAGCGGTCAATCGAATGCTGTAAATTACTGTTTGGATAATGGTATAGATAATTTATATATATTACATAGCGATTGTTTTGTTAATGGTGACTTTATTTCAACAGTTGAAAGTATTAAAGATGAATATACAACCTTTGTCGGCAAAATTTGGGACCAACAACATGGATATTATCGCTGGTATACCGGAGAAAACTATCTCTATTATGTAAATGTTATTAACATGCTGAGTCATTTAAATATAATGGACACTAAAACATGGTCTGGTAAACGGATTTCAGACAGTGTTAAGGTTGACTCTGGACTTGGTGATATTTCTTATTATTTGTCACATAACCCTAGATATATGAAACTTCGCAGTTTTTATGATATGTGTGAGCATAAGGGTGATGTTAAAAAAACTCACCATATAACTGTTGATTATTATTCCATATTTAACGATTTAAATTCATATAACGATTGTTTAACTTGGTATATCAATAAATATAATTCTCCAAATTTTATGAATGATTTGTGCTTTAGGCAGTATAATTTTTTATTCTATAAAGTAAAACAATACAGAAATAACGAAGAATTCAGTCCCATTTACTCTACTCAGTGGACTGTCGATATGCCGCTATTATTTAATACTCCCTTTCAAAATGAATTATTTGATAAAAAGTAAAAGAGCACGATTTGCTCTATCAGTAAATCCGGAACCTATATTTCATATAGGTCATTTATACGGTCTTCTCTACACTAGAGAATATGCAAAAAGAAACAAATTGGAATTTCATCTAAGATATGATGACACCTATGTTGTTAATGCTAATAATCATACAAAATATCCAAATAAGGATAGTAGATGGGAAAATGATATAACTTCTCATAAGCCTGGGTGTGGTATATATGAAATGTTAAGACCGAGTAATTTGGTTTCGGAGTATGTAAATAAGACGACTGCTTTATTTGATGATATTGGTATAAAGTTTGATAAAAAGTATATTCTTACGGATATGAAAAAAGAGATTCCGAGAGATACATTATCTTTTCTAGAATTTATTCCGTTTTTCTTCTACGAAGATGCTATTTGGTCGGAGAGTGTTATATGTAGGGGGATGGAGTGGGATATTAATAGTGGTGAATATAGAGACATAAGTAAAATGCAATTTATGATACTTGATTATCTTAAATGCAACTATAAAGTTATTAATTTTAATTTAATAAAAGATAATGATATAAAGATTAGTAAAAGTGATGGAAGTGGCAATAGATTTAATATTTTAAATTTTGAAAAAAAATATTTATACGATATAATAGATATAATAGAAAATAAAATAAAGGGGGAGATATGATACTTGAGACGCTTTTAGTCGGTGGTGGTGCTTTGGCGGCTTGGTTTGCGAGAAACACCGCTCCAGTTAGAGCGGTTACGAATACTGTGAAAAACCGATTCACACGAACAAAATTCGGTCAGAGTATGATATTGGGGAGTGCCGAAGATAACATAAGGGCGGAGTATGAATCTGAGAAACAAACTCTGAGAAACGATAAAGCAAGTTTATCAGTTGATAAATCTCTTCTTAAAAAGTTGGAAGACGAAATAGAATTTTTAGATTTCGCGTGTAATGATGAATCTTTATCGACGGAAGAGCGAGAGTCCTATAAACAAGAATTGGGCATAAAAAGGTCCCAGCATACTATTTCTTTGCAAGGTATAACACAAAAAGAATCACTTATCAAAAACAGAGAAGAATCTCTAAAGTTATATGAGAGAACGACCCTTAAAGAGAGATTGGCACAGGCACAGATAGCACAAATAGTATTCAAACATAACAATGAAATAGAAGAATATCAGAAAAACCTAGATAAGATATCGGTTATGGGTCATGGGACCATGACAACCGATGTTGTTTCAAGATATACTGGTCATAGTGATTTGTCTGTTAATAATAATATTGTTAATAGGTTTGAGATGAAAGAGAAATACCGTAAGTTTAAAGAGCAACAAAAAGGAAATTAATGTTAACATTTATATCAATTGCTCTTCTAGGTGCGGCTGGTGTTATTCTTGAGATTCCGCAAAAGTTATACAAGAATAATAAAGATAAAATTGATGATGGATTATTTTGGGTTCGTGAGAAGTTCCTAAGAAGTAGAAAATATATTGGAACATCCGATGCTCATAGTGAATTGAAGTTTGAACTTATTAAAACTGAGAGATCTATCCATAAGCTTATAAAGGTAATTTCGTCTTTGAAGGCAATGTCTGTAGAATGTGACATAGAGAAAGAAAGATTATCTAAGAGTGGTTTAAAAGATAAAGATATTGAGTTTTTAGATTTGACCAAAAATAAGATTCAAGAAGATTATAATGTTGCGAGGATAAAATTGGAGCAGCAGAAAGAGCAGTTACGTGAGATTAGGATACTTATACTGTCTTCCTCCATTGACGATATGAATTCAAAAATTTCTACAAGTGATAAGAATAATGTTAGGTATCTTTCAATGAAGTCGTTCATAGATTCAATTAAGGAAAAAAATAGCGATGACTGAAAGAAACCCTCTCATTAGGTGGAGTGACTACTTGGAATCGGCGTTCAGAAGAGCGTTTAGCAATGATGCCGCTAAAATACAAGAGGATTCTAGATTTCAGAATATAGAATCTGTTCAGAAGTTTGTTGGTGGTGATATACCAAAACAACACGCCGATACTGTTGAAAGATGGTTTTTCATAACAGAGAGATATAAAATGGTTATATCGGCATCAATCCAAGACGATAAAAAAGATGATAGAGTTGTTAAAACTTTTACATTCATGGACGAATCTTTTTGTCGGTATGTTGAAAGTTTATTAATAGTCATAAAATCTAAAAATACCGAAACCGTTATACGGGCAAATGCATATATCGAAGAATTTAATGAGTTGTTGAATTCATTTGAAGAATTTGTTTTTAAACAAATAATGGAAGATATCAATTCTACCAATTTAAAAAGAAATATTATTAAAGAACAGATGACACTATGATAGATTATGTACTAATTGCCAAATGTGTGGCAATCCCTCTTATATCAGCGTTTATAGGTTGGGTGACAAATGTTGTTGCTATAAAAATGCTATTTTACCCAAGAAAACCATTCATGTGTATGCAAGGACTCATTCCGAAGAAAAAAGAAGAACTTGCGGAAAGAATTGCCGATATAGTATCAACCGAACTTGTTAATTATGAAAATATAACAAAAAAGATGAATGGTGCTGGTGGTCGTAATAAGATATCGGAAACAATAACAAATTTCATAAACATCCCGATATTGGGTGATTTTGTTGGGGAAGTTGTTAATGAGTATTTGAAGGAAATGGGAAATGATAGTCAGATTTCCCAAAAGACAGATATGTTTATAAGAAATATGGTAAAAGAAAAAATACAAAATTTTGACTTAGATAAACTTGAAGATATGGTTTATAAAGTTGCAAATAACGAATTTAAAACCATAGAAATATTGGGTTTTTATTTGGGTGGATTAATAGGTATTGTTCAAGTATTAATAATGTTAATGATTTGAAAAACTTTTAGTTAAATGTATAATCTCTGAAATAGGAGATAATATGAAGATTAAAACTATAGTAGCAACATTTCTTATAATAGCATCAGTTGGTATAATCACCCATGTCTATAGAGACACTGATGGAAATAAAACAAAGTCACAAAATATTGCTACCAAGGTAGATAGTGCCGCTGCCCCAAGTGCCGCTGCCCCAAGTGCCGCTGCCCCAAGTGCCGCTGCCCCAAGTGCCGCTGCCCCAAGTGCCGCTGCCCCAGCAAATACCAATGCTCTAAAAATTCCAGAAATCATCAACGAAAAAATGATTTTCTATACTAAAACTGGACTTTTCAACTTAAATGACATTGATTCTATAAAAGCGGAAACTTTTAAAATAGGATGTTCTAAACTGTTAGAAAGTATCAATGATAATTATTTGACGGACGGTGTTAAATATAACTTCTTTAACAGTATAAAAAAGTTAGATAGCGACTTATATTATCCAATAATGGATTCTTTCGAATATAATTATGATATAGATAGAAAAAAATACGATGAATTTTTAAAACAGTTAAATGAGAGAAATTGGACATATTCCCAAGATGGTGGAGAATATAGAAAATATTTAAACGATTATATGTCCCTAGTCCATAAAAAAATAGATGTTTATGTCAAACATATGAGAAGTCCAGGTGTTTGTAGAAATCCGCGAGTTGCTGGGGGGTATCTACATGATACTTTTGAAGATAATTTAAAAAAAATAATAGAATCTTATCAGGAAACCGTAAAAAATGAAATATCTAAATTAGAAACCTCATATGATGCGTTTTTGAAAGAATACACACAAAAGTTAGATGAAAACAAATCTAAAAAAGATAAAATTATTAAAGATTATTATGAGGAATCGTTTAAATCTTTAAATGAGAGTCAAAAAACGCATAATGCAAATGTAGATGCTATACAAGATACTTATAAAAGTCAGGTGGCAGATGTTAATAATTATATTAAGATGCGGAAAGAAGTTATAAATGCTTTAAATTTAACACATGATGATAATGTGAAAGTTATTCGTGAAAATTCCAAAAAAGAATTTGATATTAAAACACAAAAAATAAAATCAGAATACAATAATAAGATACAAGAATTAAAGGTTTTGGCAGACAAAATACTAAATGATATAATAAATGCAAACACCGAATATGACAAGAAAGAAAAAGATTTAAGGTCTGTAGAAAATAAATATTCACAGTCAGTAGAAAATTTAAATTCTGAGTATGATCTTAAAATTAAAGAAATAGATAAAGAAAAAATATTAATTTCGGAAACATACTCCAATAAGAAGGTGGAATTGGAAAGAATTTTGTCCGAGAAAATTATGGTTGTTAATGCTCTAAAGGAAGAAGAGAGACAAATACTAAATCTTATTGAGCAGGGTAAAAATAACCAGGAGCATCAATCCACTTTATCTGATATTAAAATTAAATTATACACTTTGATATTTGGGGCTGATGGGTTGGAAAGTATTAATGGTAAAATCGCTGTCATAAACCAAAAGTTTAACGAAAACAAAAAGCAGATGGATACCTTACTTAAAGAAAAAGAGGATAGTATTTCGGCAATAAATTCTGCAAAATTAAAAGTTATAGTAGAGATGAGAAATTTGAAAAATGATCGTGATAGATTGATATCGCTTCTTAATTCTAATTTAGTTGAAAATAAAGCAAAGGTAGATAATCTAAATCGTGAAATGGAAAATGAATTATCAATATGTGATAAAGAATTTAATTCGATAGGAACGAAGATTCAAAATATGATATCGGAGCGTGATAGACAGATTTCTTTGATTAATAATGAAATCATTAAATATAATTCAATGTTTCAAACTCTAAAAGATGAAAAAGATGAGAAAATAAAATCATCTCAAATTGTTCATTCTAAAAATGTGGATAGGGTCGAACAGTTGAAAAAACAAATGGAAATGGACGTTGAAACTATTGATAGGAATAATCGCAATATAAGAACCTTAATGACTGATAAGAAAACTGAATTTGAAGAAAATGTTAAGAAAGTTAGAAATTCCTCCAACAAAATAACAGAATATAGAAAATTTATTGATGAGTATAGAAATTTTTACGATGGAAATATAATTTCAAACAGTAAATTTAAAGACATGGAAGATAAATATCGCAAACTATTGGACGACTATGATTCCTTAAAGGAGAAAACTTCATCTATTATTAGTAAACTACCATATAAAGAACAATGAAATTCTACACTAAATTTTCTGTATTTTTACTCGTTTCAGTGTCCCTTCTTCTAGCGTCTATGAGTTTAATATACGATATATTTTTAAAAAAAGAAGATATTAATACTGATAAAGATACAATCACAAGTTTACCGGTTCAATCAAATAACAGTATCATCGGTGGGTTTATATTACCCCCGATGATACCTCTCGGAAAAAGTGTAGGGGATAGTGATATTATTGTTAGGTGTTACAGTGATGATGATAAATTAACATTTAATTTCAAAACTAATCTTTTAGATAATTCGGCAGTTGGTGTTAAACCGTGGGAGAAATCCGGAGTTGAATTATATTTTGTAAATACCGATAATATAGAAATATTCTATCAAGTAATAATTTCGAATCAAAATGAAGTAACTTTTTATAAGCATGAGGGGGGGTTGTGGTCAAACGTAACCCCAGATGGATATAGAGTTATATCAAGAACTCCTCAGAATTTTTTAAAGTGGTCTGGTGACGGGGTTAATGTTAGAGTTGGTGAGGATATAGAAATAATAATTGACTATAAAAACTTATCAATACCTATTGAGAAATTGGCATTTCAGGTTATTCACAATATAGACGGCGGAAAAAATAGATTTGTTTCTTCTCTACACCCAATAACAAAACATGAGCAGGATCGTCGCGGGTGGAAGAAGTTTATTGAATAACTAAATGTCGGATATAAAATCGTTGATATAAGGAGAAGTGAAGTGGAAAAATCTCATACAAGTAAATCTATAAGCGTTCGCAGAGAATATAATTACGGTGATGTTTACCTTCTTTCCAGGAAAAAAGGAATAGTTGGGAGTCGAAGTCAGTGTGATACTTCTGTTGAATTTGGTCCAAGAAGTTTTAAGATGCCAGTATGTCCCGCCAACATGGCGTCCGTTGTTAATATAGAAACCTGTAAATATTTGGCATCCAAGGGTTGGTTCTATGTCATGCATCGTTTTGGTACCGATCCTGTTAAGTTTATTGATGAGATGGAGTCCTATGGGTACTATACATCTATAAGCATAGGTGTGAATGACGATTCATACAAACAAATTAATTCCATAGTATCCGCAAACCGTAAACCTGATTACATAACACTTGATATCGCATCTGCTTGGTCCCCGAAGGCAGAGAAGATGATAAAGTATATAAAGGATCGCCTACCAAAAACATTTCTGATTGTTGGGAATATGGCAGTAGCGGAAGCGGTCCAGGAAATAGAGAGATGGGGCGCCGATTGTTGCAAACTCTTCATAGGTCCCGGTTTGGCATGTACCACAAAGGTTAAGACGGGATTCACAAGACCCACTATATCATGTTTACAAGAGTGTGTATCTGCTGCTAAGAAGCCTGTTATTGCTGATGGTGGAATTCGTGAACATGGGGATATTGCCAAGGCAATAGCATGCGGTGCTACTATGGTCATGGCGGGTTCTATTTTCTGCGGGTACAACCAGTCAGCGGGTGAGATAATAGAAATTGATGGGCATAAGAAATGTGTTTACTATGGGTCCGCTTCAGAGCATAACAAGGGTAAATATACCCATGTTGAGGGAAAAAAGTTATTCCTTGATTATAAGGGTGATATGGAAGATTTATTAATAGAGTTGCAAGAAGATTTAAGGTCAAGTATCTCCTATGCAGGTGGAAAAGACCTTTCCGCACTTCTGTCTTGCGAGTTAATATCAATAAATTAACACAAATATAAAAATTAAAGTCAAAATAATTACCTCCAGGAGTATTCTTGGAGGTTTTTATATAAATATGGTAGAGGTTGTTCATGACATTACCATTTAAGGAATCCGTTCGTATGAAGATGATTGGGGTTAAGAAGTTATATGAACTTTTTAACATGAAGCACTATATGGGTGTTCAATCTTCTGTTTTGCAAAAATTATCACACCACTTTGGTATGGAAGGTGGTTTAAACGATTTCCTATCCTCCCCCAACGGTCAACATGCCATGAAGATGTTTAGGAAAATTCTTATAGATAAATATGGTGAGGACCCTGACAAACCAAAAAATCCAAATACAGATAAAGATTCTGGTTTTTTTGGCGATGATTCGGAATCCCGTGAAAAATTAGTTAACCAAATAACTTCGGAAATTATACTATCTTATAAGGGAAGTGGAAATGTCTAAAATATTAAACGGTAATTTGGATGTTTATGGTAGTGTAACCGTTGGTTCCGCTATTAGTGGAAATGGTTACACTTTACCAATTTCAGGTGGCGTTGAGGGTGATGTTATCACTGTTGTAAATGGAAAAGTTGTTTTTGATAGTAAATTAAAACAACAATTGACCTTCTTATCCGAATCGTTGGTTTCTTTATCTGGTAGTTATGATTCTTTCACGGAATTATTAGATACACCAAAACCAAGCATGGTTGTAAACACACATGAGGGTGAGATTGTAATAGTTCATAAAAACGCTGCATCACAAATACAGAAACTTGATTATTCTGGCGTTAAATTGGATGATATACTGGATTCGGTTGACGATTTACAAACTCAGATAAACGATATAGTTGAAGAGGGAACAACTATAACAAGTTCAAGCGGTACGATAACTGTCACCCAAAGTGGACTTAGTTATAATATTGAAGTTGCTGAATCGCCTGTTCAGTTTCACGAAGATTTGTTAGGTTTGCAAGGTGGTATAAGTGGTCAACATTATCACTTAAGCGCATCACAATACGCTAACATGGTTTTAAATTCCACATTAGCACAGATAAGTGGAAACTTACAACAGCAAATTATCAGCTTATCTGGTTCTAACTCTTATACGCCACCAATATATAATCATAACGATTTGTTGGGATTGCAAGGTGGTATAAGTGGTCAACATTATCATCTTTCCGAGGAACAGTATAATAATATTATTTCAAATACTGTTATAGCACAGATAAGTGGTAACTTGCAACAACAGATAAATTCTATAAATGTTGTCGGTACTGCTAATATAGTTGTATCGGAGTATCCAGTTGGAACATTTACAATAGGACTTTCTGCCGACATAGGTTCCGGTCCAGATGTTACAGAGAAATTAATACCTATTGCATCCGCTCTTCTACCATCTGTATCGGGCGCCGAATTATCAAGTCGCACAACTGCGGGTGGACTTATGTTTGACTCCGTTGATTTTGGAAGCGGTTACAATGTCGCATTCTTTAACTTTCCTATAATTGATGGGTTTATAGTCGGTAGCAATATAACAATTAAGTTGAAAATGATATCCGATGGTATAGGTAGTGCTACATTTGATATGAAAATAGACGATTTATCAGATGGTGACAATTGGACGACATCTCTTGGTAACAATACTTATTCATTTTCACATACTTTCACATCCGTAAACACTGTGAATGATGTTGATATTACATTGACAAGTCCACAATATCATAATATAAAACCGGGAGATATGGTTATAATGCGATTGATACGGACTGGTGGAAGTCTTATCAACGATGCGTCGGTTATATCTATGAAGATAGCATGGTAATAGGGAAGAATAGATGACAACTATCTATTGGAGAAATTTAACTGGTGATGGTAACGGTAGTAATAGATATAACTATACTTATTCTGCCACTGGATTGGTTCCCGTAACTGGATCTGGTAGTATTCTCACAACCGATGAAATAGTTTTTACTAAATCTGATACTTATGCCATCAGCGGTAGCACTTTTGAAAATGTTATATCGTTAGATTCACCTGTCTTATGGTATAAATTTAATGAGTCCTCGGGAACGACATGTGTTAATTACGGAAGCGCACCGTTATTAAATGGCATATATACTGGTGATATATCCTATATGAATCCTCCACTCGTGAGTGGTCAACCTCCAGGTAACTTTTCAATGTCCATAAGTGGAAGTGGATATGTGCAGATACCAAGTAGTAATCTCATAGATTATGGGGATTTTGAATCAAAGACAGTGGAGATGATGTTTAATGCCGATTCCTTGAATTATACGGGAATAAACTTTTTATATGAGCATGGTGACTTTTTCTCTGGGATGTCGGTTTATATAAGCGGTGGATATTTATTCAGTGGTGTTTTCAATGGAAATCAAACAAAAGAATCTTTCATACGTCACAACGATCAAATCGCAGTTGGGAAAACCTATTACATAAATGTTTCATATAACGGCGCCGAACCTTATCATAAGTTATATGTTGATGGTGATTTATCGACACAGCAATCAAATACTTCCACTATACCAACCAGTATTGAAAATTTCTTCGGTCTTTATGGTCGCGGTGGTGTTGGTGCTGTAAATAACAAGTCCAGGGTCCAGGGTGGGTTTATAAACCGTGGTTATTTTTTCAAAGGTAGAATTGACGAACTAACTCATTACAATGTTGTCCTCGGTGAGTCAATTATAAAAAGACACGCCATGGCTGCTAAAGGAATGTATGATATTGGTTTTAGAGATTGTAACTTTAGACAATCTGTGGAAGTTGATACTATAAAATCCATACAATATCCATCAACCGTGTCATTTTCATGCCCAAACGTATCTGCCAATAGTATAGTTTTTGATGATAATACCTATATATCAAATACCGATACAAAATTCACATTTAAATCCAATGGTAGTAGATTCCGTCTCGGCAGAAGTTGTACATTGGGAAGTAACTCTAATATACAAATACAGGATCCATTTTTATTGGATATTGGTACTGGTGCGGTTGTTAACTTTAACTTTCCAATAGATACATCTTGGTCCGGGAAAGATTTCATTTTTAACTCAGATGGTTCTGCCGGGACTGTTATACATAGATTCCAATCCACCAACGGACCGTTTAGTTATAGACCAAACTGGAACTCTAAGAATATATATGTGTGGGGTGGTAGATATACTCTTAGAATGAATTTTGCTAATAACAATGAAGACGGTTATTATTACAATGTTATATCTGGTGCTGGGGATGGTATCAGTGGTTGTTTATACTTAATGGGAAGTGGTAAGTTTGACTTGTTTCCAGAAAATGTCTCGGGATCGGGTCTTCGTGATAGAATTATATTTGTAGCGCCTATTGAGGTGAATGGTTCTAATACGGGATTTGGCCTGGGAAACTGGTCATCGCATACTGGAAGAATAACCATACGCGGTAAATTAGTAGTTGATGCTGATTCCGGTAGCAGTCAGTGTGCCTTAGGAGTTCCGTACAACACAACTTCATATCCTATAACATTTATTAAACATACAACGACCACGAATGAAATAGAGAGAATTGGTGGTGATACTGGCGGGCACTTCTGGATAGACAGCGAATTTTATGCTATGTCCGGGGTTGATAATGTTATACTGTCAAACAATACCAATTTTAATGGACTTAATGCATATTTCGCTTTTAACGGGTTCCCAATATCTGGGTCTGAATCGTATCCTAAATTGACATTGAGATCTAATCTGAATAGTAGAAGATTTTCATACTTCTCTAGTAAAGAATTAAATACCGATATAGATGTTATTGACTGTGATTTTAGATATTCTACCAGTAAACAAACACCAATCAATAATATAAACATTAGATTCATATCTTCAAACAACTCAAAAACACCTTCGTTTACATTTGGATATGCGTCCCCAAGCGATTGTTATTTTAAGTCCGTGACTATTAGCGGCGATGCTCCATTCCAATTGTATCCAAATGGAAGTCCAACTGTAACCTCCGTTATAAGCGGTGGAGATGTTGTTATTAACTCGCCTACCATTGGAATAAATGGTAATGGTAAATTTATTATAAACTCACAAAATCCGATTGACGTTCGTCGTGATATTCGTATTAATAATACAAATCCATCATCTGAATTGTATTTCAATTCAATAAACACCAATGGAAACAATGTCATCCTTGAACAAAGTAGTATATTTGGTTTTATTGGTGAAACTATACCCTATATAAACACTTCTGGTAAAAAAAGTTATATTTATGGTAGCGGTAATTTAAGAATATATCAGCGTAGTGGAAGTGTTCCCAACGGAGACACTATAAAAATTGATTTGCGTGATAGTGGGACTTTGACGCTGGGTGGATTTGATGACTATCGTCAAACGACATCTTCCGTTGGATCGAATATTACAGTTGGTGGTAATATAAATGTTGGAAAAATGTCCACCATTAGTTATAGGTCCCCGCTGAAGGTTACATTTAATGGTAACATAAACTGCGATAGAAGTTTTAGAATGTATCCAAGCACAACATCCAATTCCGGTGGGAAGATGGATATTACATTTGAAAATTGTAATCTTGGTGTTGGTAACACTGGAATTGGTATATATACTTCATTCAACGGCATTCACACATATACACTTAAAAACTCTAAAATAATAACAAGAACATGTGACATGTGGAATTACGACGGTCCATCGTCGGTGTCACATACGCTTATATCCGAGAACTCTAAGATATATGTAGATACTATGCGTGAAGATGGATACAGTGACTTTACTGTATTTGATAGTGTCCCTGTCAGTGGAATTGGAGTATATTTTTATAATTATGGTAACTCTAATTATAATATATGGTTAAGAAGTAATATAAGCGAGGATGCGAATGGTGGGAGAAATGTCATCAATTTCCCACATATAGGACTTGGACCGGATGTAAACGCAAAAACAATCCCATATGCTAATAAAATATCCATAAATGGGAATTGGTCTAAGAATAATCCACGAATAATACACAAAAACTTTTCAGAAGAAGGTTTCTTCGGGGCAAATACTCCACAGGGTGATGGTAAGAGATATTACCAAGTTGATGGTGTTATAGGTGATACTATTCTCGTAGAATCTCTATCGGGTGCAAACCCGATAATAGAAGTTTTCGAAGATAGTTTATACGATAAAAAAATACGAACATTGATATCTTCTTATGAGGAACCGTCCTTTCAGTTTATAGATAATAGAACTTATTGGTTATCGGTATCATCTTTTGATACTTATAGGTATTACGGATATATACCAGAAAGTAATGGTTTTAGAATCCGATATATTACTGACGATAATTCAAACTCCTATTATAAGTTATCATGTATGGATTATGATATGCTTAATAATACCCCAGGTGTTAGAAATATTGAAGTTAATGGTATGGGTGGGGAATGGTTGATAGGGTATACTGATAACTTTATGACTCCGCTGGAATTGGATACTCTCAGTATGCATAGTGATACAAATGTTTCAACATTCACACCTGGATATTTGATAAATATATCTGGAAGTTATACTAATAATAGTGATATGAAACCTAATAACGGTTTGAATATAAATGTTTATGGTAAGTATAATTTTAGACCATATAAGAATATTAAAGATATAAATGCCAGCGGTGGTAAGAGATTAAATATTGTTAGAAATAAAGATATGACCGGAAACCAAAATATAACTTTTAGAAGACCATGGTGAGGGGAAAATGCCAATAGAACCGACTTATATACAGTATTATCGTGATAAGGCTTTAAAGTCTTCGTGGGATTTCTTAAATAAATATTACGATCCACCAGCATTCACACAGTTACTTGACTGGAAAACGCAATCACAGCGGTCCATTGACCTTGGATTGGGGTTGGTTGACCTGGAAGCAGCATTACCTTATATATTAAAGGTGGAACAGTGGAAAGATTCCATAATGTATGAGTATATAATGGTGAAAAAGGTAGCAATAGAAGCGGGACTTCCGGTTGACATGTCATATGATCACCTCGGACCCCCTCCATACACATTTACGGAAATTTTTCTAATAATAAATTCTTCGTATAGACCCTCTGGATGGGTAATGCCATCCATTTAAATTTTCATAGATATATAATAATATTATATAATATATAAACACATAGGAGTTATTGTATGGCTGGATGGAGAGAATTTGCACATGAGATACGCAAGCGCGATACTCATTATTCAGGATCAACTGCTGACCATGTTGGCGTTTATGCCATGGACAACAATAGAGTTTATATTGTGGATGAGAATGGTGCTTTGGTAGATTTTCAAATAAAAGATGGTTATTTTAACAACGTTCAAGTATCTGGACAGTGTACTATTTTTGGTGAGAATGTTGTCACTGATACGGTTATAGATGGTTATAATTTGGCATTTAGATTTGACCCTTCTATGATTAATAGTAACATGAAGTATTCAAAACCCGAAGAAGCGGATTGGCAAATGGATGCTTTTTCCATATCGGGGGTTGTAAATGGACTTAATCAGTTTAGACTTTTTGACAACTTTGAGAAAACTAACTACCTTTCTGTCCGCAAAGGCGGTCAATTTATATTCACCCAGGGTAAAAATTCTTTCTACATTGATGATACCGGTGATGTAATACAAATTCACGGTGATACAAATATCAAGGGTCAGAGAAATGTCACCGACACTACTATAGAAGGTAATAGTTTAAAGTTCACTTTTGACCCGGAAGAAGTTTCCGGTCCTATGGTCAGTGCAAATCCATCTGGCGCCGATTGGGAAATGGGAGTATATTCTATATCGGGAGTTGAAAACGGTAATAATCAATTTATAATATATGATGCTATCGTTAACCAAGCATATCTTTCTGTCCGTAAGGGTGGAAATGTTATAATAGGTCCATGTGCTCCATATGTGGATGATACTGAATCCAGATTGTATGTGGATGGTGATATAGAAACGTCAAAAAATGTAATTGTTGGAAAGTTGGAAAGAGTTCCTGGTATAGACTGGAAAGATATTTCCTTCGAAACTTCATCAATGATACCAAAATGTACCTTTACTGGAATATGCCATGGTAATGGAAGATTTGTCATGGTTGCATCTTCCAATACAGTATCATCTTCACATGTTGTAGCGGTTTCGAAGAACGGTGAAGATTGGAAAATGTTCGAAAGTGACATACCATCAACATCTTTTACAAATGTATGCTATGGCAACGGTATATTCGTTGCAATGTCATCAAATAATTCTGGATACAGAATACAAACCTCTAACGACGGTTTCACTTGGTATAAGAGAGTAACACCATCTATTTCATTCAATCTTAAATCAGGTGCATATGGCAATGGAAAATTTGTCATAGTCGGTAACGGTGGTGTCATGACATCTGTTGACGGTGCCACTTGGAACGCATACATACAACCATATGATATTACTTCTGTTTGTTTTGGTTCTGATGGAAAGTTCGTTGGTATTGCCAATGATAAAATATTACATTCCATAGACGGTGTAAGTTGGTCCATATCAACAACATTAACTGGTCAGAATCTAACGTCGATTTGTTATGGTAATCGTGGTTATGTTGTTGTTAGTAGTAATGGAAAGTCCTACATATCCACATTTGGTGATAGTAGCATATGGAAAACATCCATCGTAATGAAGAATAATAATTGGCAAAGTGTTGCTTATGGAAATGGTTACTATGCAGCAATTGCCATTACTGGAAATCTGGACCGACTTTGTATATCCGCTGACGGGTTACACTGGATAACCAGAGATACAGAGAATAATAGTAACTGGTATAACATATGCTATGGTAACGGGGTGTTCGTAGTTCCACAACGCAACCCATCCACCACGATGTATAATTTCTTAGTTTCTGGATATATGATAGAAACTGAACCATCTGGTAGCGGTGGTGGCATATCCATAGGACTCACGGGTGCAACAGGAGCAACTGGATTCACTGGAGCAACGGGTGCAACTGGATTCACGGGTGCAACTGGAGCAACTGGATTCACTGGAGCAACGGGTGCAACTGGACTCACTGGCGAAACTGGAGCAACGGGACCAATGGCCCCCGGAGCAACGGGACCCACTGGACCCACTGGACCCGTGGGGGGCGTTGGAGGGGTTGGTCCAACTGGACCGGTGGGCGGAACTGGCCCCTCTGGACCACAGGGACCGACCGGTGCAACTGGTCCAACTGGATTCACCGGATCGCTCGGTCCGGTTGGACCAACTGGACCAACTGGACCTATTGGACCTATTGGAGCAACTGGACAAATTGGACCAACTGGACCAACTGCTTTCGGTGCAACTGGACCAACTGGACCACAGGGACCGACAGGACAACCCGGACCAAACTCTTTCATCCTGGAAGAAGTTTGGAAAATGTGGGATGGTAACTTTACCGGATTCTTTGAAGTGGATAGAAAGATTGTTGTCGGAAATCAAATTGCATTGGTATTTGCCAAGATAACATCGCTTCAAGGATATTTGGCGCCGATAGAGGCGGTTCATACGGTAGCACCGGGTAAGACATTGAGAATTGTTTGTGTAATACCGTCCGCCTCAACTTTCGATAAAGACCATAGGGGGGCTAGAATTCTCAACGCTACGACCGAACAAGTTTTACTTTCAAAAGATGTTTTATATAACACCGGTTTAATAGGAATGCCATTTATTGAGGACGGTATAGCTGGTGGCGCCTATGTGCCCGCTGGACATACCATTAGACCTGAATTATGGAATCTTGACAACACGCCCCGCGCCGTTGGTATTGTCGTCATATGTAGAGAGTCATAATATGCTACATATCATATTAACCATAATTTGTGTATATGGTATATGTAATATATTATCAAACGGTTCTATATTCAATTCTTTTAGAGAATATTTAAAGGATAAAAGTGAATTTTTACATACATTAATAACATGCCCAATGTGTTTGGGGTTTTGGGTCGGTATTGGGTTGGGTTTATTTTATGGGCCGTTTGCATGGTGGAATCCTCTCAACGGACCATTTTATTCAGCAACCACTTGGATGATACATTGTATAATTCAGTTTTTTGGCGCTGGTTATGATCCATCAAGAACTATAAATGTGATTATTAGTGAACCTATTAAAATACAGGATGAAAATAAAAATGAATATAGATGAAGTTGAAAACCGTATAAAAATGTGTTTATATGGTGAAAAATATTCAAGGGGAGTGTTGGAATTTTCATGGGGTAGGGATAACGACCCTGAGAAATTTAACCAGAGACTTGTCGCTGCAAAATCAGATTGTTCTAAAATAGGAATTAAATGGGTTGACGCTGATCCAATGTCCGCTAAAATAGTAATAGTTTGTCCAAAAGAGCAATCCAAAAGCGTTATAGAGATTATGAGTCAGTATGGGTTTGACTGTATTAATAAGATATTTGACCCCGAATCAACAGAAAATTTGGGCGGGTGGGACACCCCTTGACAAAATAATTATCTGTACATAATACATTTTCAAAATTAATACGAAAGGAATTTTATGAGCACTATGCCTCGTAGTGGGATTGATGGTTTGATGAGCGAGATTCTAAAAATTGAAGAGAGTCTTAAAAAGAATTATGGGAGAACCGCTGGGCGTGTTCGTATTGCAAATGCGAGGACTGCCGCCTCATATACTATTAGCAAGAGTGATGATTTCATGCGTTGGCATGTTGAATACCTAAATAACTTGAAGAATCAACTGTGACTGTGATATAATGCTTCTCAAAGGGGAAGTATTATGCGAGGGGTTATATTAGCAGGCGGATTTGCCAAACGAATGATGCCAGCTTCTAAAGTTATTAATAAACATTTAATGCCCGTTTATATAGACGGTATTGGTTCTATTCCAATGATTTATTTTGCGCTAAATACGCTTATAAAATCAGGAATAAATGAAATACTAATAATAACTTCCGATGAAGCAGCGGGTATGATGGTTGATATGGTTGGAGATGGTAGAAAGTTTGGAGATTCTGTTGACATAACATATAAAATACAGAATATGCACGACCCTCTACGACCAGTTGGGATTGCAGGTGCTCTTAAGTTGGCCAAGGTTTTTACTGGCGATGAAAAGTTTGCAGTTATACTTGGTGATAACTTTTTTGAAGATTCTTTTGAATATGAGATATCGCAATTTAAGAATAGTGACTATAAGGGGCACATATTTCTTAAAAAAGTTGACGACCCTGAGAGATTTGGTGTTGCTCATATCAATATGGATAATAACGAAGTTATTGACATTGAAGAGAAACCAAAAGTCCCAAAATCGAATTATGCATCAACCGGTCTTTATCTATTTGATAAGTGCGTGTATGATATAGCGGATACACTGGTTGTTTCGGATAGAAAAGAGTTGGAAATAGTTGATATTCATAATACACTTATTTCTTCAAAATCCCTACGGTCTTCTTTCGTGAAAAACTTTTGGCATGACCTCGGTACTCCTAAGAGTATGATGACCGCTCAAGAATATTTAAAAAATAAAGATTTTAAATTTGTTTTCAACATGTGATATAAAAAGGGTAATATATGGGATATAAGTATAAAAATAATTCTGATTTCAGACAAAGCCTTATGGTTGGTGGCAAGCGTATTATGCTTGTCCCTGGAGATGTTATTGAATCGGATAGAGAACTCAAGTATATATTCTTGGAAAGAGTTGCCGACAATACGCCAGTAACGGCGAAAGGTGCTTCAATTGCATCTCTTTTTCAACTACAACATAAGTTGGAAAATATTCAAAAAGAAAACGAAGAACAGAAAGTATCTTCTGCTGAAGTAACGACTCTGCAACAGCAAATAACAACTCTTAAAGAGCAATTGAGTGATGCCCTTGAGATGATTGAAACAGTAAAGAATCAAACTGAAAAAAGAATGGGTATGTTGAAGTCCGCTGTTATGACTTTACAAGAAGATGTATATGGGATTCAGTTTGATGAAGCGGGTCGTCCGATGGAGGTATCGCCCGATAATGATGCCAATTTTCGCCCCCCAGTGGATAGAAAATAATAATAATTTTATTGTGATACTGGACGATTCCGATACTCCATAAAATGGTACATTGTATAGTTACGAATATACTTAGAATATATTCATATAAGGAAACATAAATGGATATTCTTCTAACATTTGCGGCGGCAAATCCATGGTTAACTTTCTTTTTGTCATTCTTGATAACTGGAGTAATAATGCATACTCTTTCGTGTGCAAGAGACATTTATATCAATACGATATGGTGTATTCGTGGAAAATACTTGTCACATAATGCGGTAAATGTTGATGAATTGAAGTGTGTTCATATTAAAGAGGAAGATGATGAGAATAAGCTTAAAGATTGTCGCTGAAAAACCAAATAAAGAGTCGGGAAGAGTGTTTCCACGGGCAATATGTGAGGAAATCCTATTAAGGATTAACAGTAATCCAGAACCAGTATTTATTGTTAACAGGGTTGGGTTGACTGACGATGTTGATATGTCCAGAGCAGTTGGTATGCTTGTCAAGGGTTCCGCTGTTATTGAAAATTCTGGAGAGTTGACTTCCGAGGTTACATTCTTTTCACGACAGTTTTCGCTTGCTCAACCGTTTGACGCTCGTAAATATCCGCATGTTGGAACCAGAGACGGTGGTGTTGGCAATGCGGTTGCACAACTTGCTGAATCTGGTGGTTTGAAATATATGCCATGTGGTAAGGGTAGAGTAAACGCTTCAAAAGAAGTTGTTGATTATGAACTTAAGTATATTTACACGGAACCTATATGAGTGAAAAAATAAAAATAGAATGGGATATTATTAATGAGCAAATACGAGGTATTTGTAAAGAAGTTTATGATGGTGGGGTAAAATATAAATCCGTAGTTGGCATCCAGCGTGGCGGATTGAATCTTTCTCTTCCTGTTTCGGAGTATATAGGAGTCAAGCATAGGTCCATCAAAGTATCATTTTACAACGGTGAAAAGTTGCGTGACGAACCAATTGTTGATTTATTTGACCTTGATATGGATGAAAGACCTTTTATATTTTGTGATGATTTGATAGATTCTGGAAAAACTTTAAAATATATCATTGATACTTATAAGTTAGTGAGGGGCGTTGACTACCATATAGCCGTCATCCATTGGAATAAGAAAAATGATAGCGGTTTAACCCCTGATTTTTACGGTTCCGAAAAACCAAATGGGTGGATAGTATATCCATGGGACAACGATGAATAATTATCCAGTAAAAGTAACTAAAATGCGAAATGGTGCGTTTATGGCTGCTATAACCAATGATAGCGGCGAAGTATTAAAAGAAATACAATCCCATTTCCCAAATTTATCAGAAAAAGCTAATCTATTCCTTCTCAAAAAGCATGTCGAAATGCTGGTGTGGATGGGAAAATTAGATCAGGATAAATAGACATAAACATACAAAAGGAGTAGTATATGGGAAAAGTTATTGTTAATGTTTTTAAACACGACGAATCCTACATAAAAACGCCGAGTATATGTGAATTTACCATTGATGACGGTGAAGGTTGGCAAACCATCGTGGAGGAAAGAGTGTCTAACCAATTTTCACCAAGAAACGATTATTACTTATGTTTTGAGTATCGTAGGGATAGAAATCGTTGATGTTTTGAAAAAATACTTTTCAAATTATTGATTGTTGATATAATATAAATCATGCTACATCTTAACAGGTTCCACCCCGTAAATCTCATAGGAAAAAATGATAGAGTAAAAAAGATTTTATCACGGTATGGTAATAGTATGTTACTACAAGAGTATGATGATTACGGTCGCCCACTTTGTATATGTCCAAATGGAAAGCAGGGAATATTCTGCGTTTCACCAGATAGATTTTGGAATGGGTGGTTTGAATTAGATACGGATATAGAATTCGCTGACCAGGACGATATAACAAAGTTTGTTGAAAGGAATGTATGAACACCAGAAGTTTCCCCCCAAGAAACAATAAAAAAGACAATAGGCATTTTTTCAGCAACCATAGTAGACCTAAACCAAGTTCAAATGTAAATATATTCTCACCTGGGGCCAGACATTTCTTACATCCAAATTTATCTATTCTTGATAGTATAGACTGTGAACTTTTCTACTATAAAAACGAAAAGATAGTGGTTGTTGATTACGAACCAGTCATGGAAAAAGTCGATTATACAGACTATACTAAAAAGGTATATAAAAAGTCTATAATGTCTAATGATATTTCTTTTATCGTGGATTTAATCGGTGAATACATATCGGAAAGAAAAGATATAGAATATAATCAAGCAAACGAAAACAACAGTAAAAATATATTCGGAGAATAAAAATGCTACAATACTACACCGATGATACGGAATCTATGCTTATAGGTGTTTATGCAACTGACAGAAGCGCATCTTCCATATCCAAGATAATAGGTAAGTTACTGTCATGTGATATGGTTGAAGCTGAATCTGACGAATATGACCAATATGGGGAGTTCTCAGACGATACTATTATTATGTCCGTTGGTGATTTTTCCGAGGATATTTTGGATATAATAACTCAAAAAGATATTAACATTTATTTGGTGAGGTGAAAAGTGAGCAGTAAAAACGATTTAACCGTTGAGCAAAAAGTTTGGTTGGCTGCTTGGACCGCTGCTATTCAGTCTGGTAAGTATAATCCGTCTGAGGAAGCGAGATTGTGTCTTGAGTCGTTTAAAGAGGAATTCTCCCGCGGTGAGAAGAGCATCATAAATGAGTGAAAAATACACTATTAGTGAGGGGGAATATAAACCGCAAAAACCCGGAATAACACTTTCACCCTCTTCTATTGACACGCTGGAGAAATGCCCTCGTCAATACTTCTTGCAGTATATTGAGAAGATAAAGGTAAAGGACGAGAAGCCTGCTAATACCTTCGGCAAGATAATGCATTTGATTGCCGAAAACTACAAGGGTGGTGGCGGTGAGGAAATCAAGGGCTTGGCTAAGTGCTTCCAGACGAATGAGAAGCTACGGGCTAAGTATTGGGATAAGCTGGATGATGAGTATAAGAGCAAGATTCCGCAGGCATTGAAGAATCTGCATTACTACCTGACGAAGCGGTATCCGCTGGCTGAGAATTTCGTTCATGAGAAGTGTTTTGACATTTACGATTTCGCAGATGTTGATGGAACCAAGATTCACTTGCAGGGCAAGCTTGACGGACTATATGAGTTGGCTGGAAAAGTCTTTGTCATGGACTTCAAGAGTGGTAAGAAGGTAAAGGATCACAGCGAGCAGATTGGCTTCTATTTGTTCCTCATTGAGAGCGTTCAAAAGCCGTGGCTTGCTGGGAGAGAGGTAGTGGGAGAAGTTGTCAACATCTGCCTGGAAAACGGCGTAGTGGGGGAAGCTGCTATTGAGCATCAGAAGCTTGAAGAGTTTGATTCCGCCAGGGCTGAGAAGCGTGTGAAGAAAGCTATTGAGCTTTTGAAGACGAATGGTATAAAGATTGAAAGTAAGGAAAAGTGGATCAAGAAGCCTACTAAACTATGCGACTGGTGCAAGTTCAAGACTGCCGGACACTGTGACGCTAAGAATTCAAAAAAGTGCGAACAGGATTTTGATTTGATGGTAGAATAGGAGTATCATGACATTCAAGATACTTACGGGCGATACCAAGACTTTTTCAAGCATACCGCAGAGAGATACTTCGCCAGTAATCTCACAGCTACAACCATACAATACAAACGGTAAAAAGACATTTTGTTATTGGACGGTTGCCGATGGTAAACATGGAGAGATGGCTAAAGCCACTGTCAAGTCTGCTCGTAATTGTGGTGTAACTGCTGACTTCCACATCTGGACTGACTTACCTGAAATAGAAGACGCTACGGTTCATCCATGTGGAAACTTCGACAAGAAGCTCTACATGTTCAAGTTTCATTTCTTGAAGAATGAAGTAAGCAAGCTCAACTACGACTATTATGTTTTCTTTGATGCTGATAACTTCTTTGTTCGCGATCCTGGTGACTTGACACGTTTGATGTCTGATACTAATAGAGTCTTTGTTCAAATGGAAAACGATTGCGATCCTAAGCGTAGTAAGCGTAAAGATTGGTGGAGTTGTCCAATAGACAGGTGGGGTCCGCTGTTGAATGACATGGGTGTTCGTAAAGGTCAGGTATGGAACACTAACGCTGGATTCTGGATTGTTGAGCGTGGTGTTGTTGACGAGTTTTATCGTCTTGGAGTAAAGTTTTTCGAAGAGGGACATCGCAGAGGTTACAAGGGCTTCACCGAGGAACCGCCTTTGGCTTACATTGGACATACACTTCAGAAGCCAGAAGATAGAGTATTTGAGAATACTAATTGGTTGTGGGTTACTGACTGGACGGGAAATTGGAAGGATAAAATTCCAACTGGAGACGAATGGGTGTTTGAAGACTATATGAGCGGGGAGAAGAAGCCTGTCAACCCATGCATTGTGCATGCTATGAGAAGTAAGAAAGCTATGATTAGTTGGTATCAAAGTAATAAAATCGGATCATTTGAAGGTGGGTTTTGGAGCGGACATAATCTTCTAGGAGATGTTATTGGTTTTGTTGCAGCCGCCCATCTTATGTATGTTAAAACCGGAAAGAGGCAGAAGGTTTGGTTCCAAGAAACTCGAAAGGGTATATTGGATTATTTTGATGGAGTTGATTGGGTTCCTAGAGAGTCTATACCAAATGCTATAGACGCCGGTAGGGATCCAAAGCGTGAAGAGTGGGATAATATGAATGGCGTCAAGAGATTCTACAAGTGGATGGACCCAACACTAACAAATCCAAAGTCTTTTGATATACACATGAAGGGTGGGAGAATAACAGGCGAAAAGTTAATTGGATTGGTAACACACGCAAACACACAGGGAGATATACCTAACCATATAGTTGATGAAATGGTTGCAGAGGCTCGCAATAAGTATCCATACCATAAGATTGTTGCAATTGGAAACATGGATAATAGGTATGTTCCAAATGGGGTTGAGGATTGGAGACAGGGTAAGGGTGACATAAATTGGATAGTCGAAACCGTTAGAAAGTTAGATTTATTGATAACGCCACAAACAGGACCATGCTTTATTGCCGCCGGATATAGAATACCTATGTGGGTGTATAGGAGCAAAGAGGCGTTTTGGGATAATGTTCTGAATTACGATACCTACAAAGTGGAAAGATGGTGGGATAGAGAGATTAATGATATTGATATTTCCGTCGAATCGGATATTACAGAGATAAAGAAGACAAAAAATAAATATAAGAAGATTTTATGTTCTACAAAATTATTAAACTTGTTAGATAAAAATTATCTATCGGTTGGTGGTTTTATCCAGACTAATAGAGGAACCGAGGCAGACGACGTAATGGTTAGGAAATTCTGTGAAAATAATGGATTGCTATTCTTTATTGATGCCAACAAATATTACTGCATAAACTATAAGAAAGAACATAGAAAGTATGAATACATAGGTTACGGCACATCCTGCCGAGCATTTAAAGTCGGTTCTGTTGCGGTAAAGATATATCATCATTTCACAGAAGATTATTATAAGCAACTAATAGACATCCAACAGGATTTTATAAAACTTCCGAAAAGAATTTCAGATAACATTATCAAGTGTAATGATAGAGACATCCATATAATAGAAGAACAATTTATTAAGAATGATAAATCTGTATCACGGGAAGTATTCTTGAAAAGTATAGAATCATTTACCAAGTTGGTTTCTGACGATAATAGATTCCGTAAGATTGATTTGTACCTGAGTAATATTAAATGTAATTCAGGTAACATTTATCTTATTGACACTCATCGTAGAAATAAGTCAGAAGATAACGATTTTGTTCTCGACCGTGAAAGTTGGAACAAATATATGCAAAAGACAATAGTGGTAGATGGTAATGTTTATCTTGAGTCTTATTCTAAACATACAAATTTGGTTTTTGAGTCCGGTGAACTGAAACTAAAAGAAGTTACCAACAAAGAATATAACAATTACCATAAGGTAGGTAATACAGTCGGTAAAAGAAATTGCGAAGAAAGAATTAAAGAATTTGATGTGGAAGACATCAGAGACAAAACAATATTGGATATTGGATGTTCGATGGGTGGTATGATGATATCTGCGGTTGGAGTTGGAGCAAAGAAATGCATCGGATTGGAATACAATAAAGAAAGTGTAGATTTTATCAAGAAGTATTGTACGGAAAACAATATTTCGAATATTGATGCTAGATTACAAGATATAGACGATTTCGATTGGTTCAGAACCATAGAAAAAGTAGATACCGTGTTTTTACTTTCAATATTGAATACCTCTAATTTTTCCGAGAAAGATGCGTTGATATCAATTGCAAATAGACTTGGAAAAGTATTATATATTGAAGGGCATAGTGGGGAGAATCATTTATCATACATGAAGAAGTTATATTATCATACAGACTATACATCATTTTCACATAAATATGTTGTTGATGGACTTGGAAAAAGACCATTGGTTAGATGTGGATATGGTGGGTCCGTTATAGGTAAAAGGGAGTTTAAATGAATACAACATTTTTAGAGTTAGAAAAAGATTTATTTGATTTTATTGATACATCATTGTATATATTATTACGATGCCAAGGTAAAAATACTATAAATTATGGACAAGATGCACATGAAACGGAATATGCAAAAAACCTTAAAAATAATTTTTCCTCACTAAATAAAAATAGAGGATATGGTTTAAAATATCCACATCATACTGGAATTATTAATACTATATTAATTAATAATAGAGAACATAGGCAAACAAAACCTACAAACGAAGATTTTATTAATTTTGAAAAAGATAATCTACATGGGGTGTTTCATGGTTTAATGACTTCATTTGTTTCTTTCATTCTGTTTAAAGAAAATAATTTACAACTAACTAATATTCAACAAAATGAATATTATATTAACTACTTTTTATCGTGTGTTTTACATGATTTTGCAAAAAAATATCCAAACCACGACTCATATGTTAGATACTATTTTCCCCACCTAGTCGAAGAAACATATAGTCATTCTACACCGGACGATAAAACTCTACATTCAAATTTAATTATTTCGGATAGATGGGAATTATTAAGATTCCCCGATTGGGGTCAATGGGTTGATATGGAAAAGGTATTATTAAAAAATAATCAAAGACTTAATAATAAATTATTGTTTTTTTATAAAAATATTAGACCACTTATAAATCAGCTAATTAATATTTGCGACAAACCACTTATTTCCCATGGAACAGAAATTGGTAATAATATAAGTAAATGCAAATTCAAAAAGTTTCCGGAAATACATTGGGGTAATTTTGATGATGTTAATGTTTTTAGCGGATTCGATACTTATTTTGAAGATATGCCAAATGGCTGGGAGTCTTCGAAAATAATAGGTGTGCGCCCAATTATGAATATGCCTAATACAACTAAAAATTTTCCTATTTTTAGAGATCATATATTGGTCACTAATAATAATGATGATGACATAAAGAATTGGCTGTTTTTTAATAAAAGAAATATTTTGAAAAACGAAAAACAAAGTAATATCGAAGTTTCATTCAATAACAATGAAATCTTTACTTTAAATTCGCCACTCATGATAAAGTTTCTTCAACTAAGAAGAATGATATATTCACGAATAATGGTACACTCAATATAAGGAAAATATTCTATGAATATAATTCTATTTAACCATATTCCAAAAACTGGTGGTAGGGCAATTGCCCGCCATCTAAGAAATAATCTTGATAAATTTCATGATGCTGGAAATTACTCGGATATAGATTTTAAGAATACTCGCCACAATTTACAAAAAGATAATAAAAGATTTGAATCACCAGATAATTTTATATTTACTATACTTCGCCACCCATACGAGAGATATGTAAGCGCAATCAATCACTTACATACCTTTCCAGATACGAAAAAGACTTTTATAGATGGACTACATGAAACCAAGAAGAATGTCGCATTGGATATGGATTTGATTATAAACTTACCAGATATTAGAAGAAACCATCTTATATTTCGCGATCAGACTAAACATATAAGATTACTCAATCATGATTATATACATAGATATGACAAGCCACTTTCAGATATTGTTGTAAAGATTAACGAAAGATATAACATGGACTTTCCTTTGGAAATAGATAAATTCAATGTCTCTAAACAGATATTCAAGGTTAGTGACTTAACAGAGGAACAGAAAAGTAAAATTCATAAAATATATAAGACGGACTTTGAAATATATGACACCGTTTGAAATAAATATTCGGAAGAAAAAAAATCCAGACGGTACACCGGGATTTTTAAAATCTGGGCTTTTTTGTTTCTTACAAGGAATCTTAAAAAGATTTAATATTGCACATCGCAATCGCGGCAGCGTCAAGGCTCATGTCGAGTTGGACAGCTTACTATATAAAGCAGATGGAAGTAATATATGGGACATATTTTTTGTTAATCCTAAAGTTCCAGATGATGCTCCTACTAGATGGTATTCAAATACTACTGGAGCAACTGAATTAATTAACTCAAACCGCCGAATGTATTCAGATACTTTAAATAAGTATTTTATAAAAAACAGTATTTTCAGTGGTCGTTTAAAAGATGAGGTTCGGCAACTTGGGATTGATAATAGAACCCTCGGCTTACATTATAGGGGAACTGACAAGTATAAAGAGTATTATGGGAGAAAGCATATTGACTATGATTTATTTTTATCGGGAGTTAAATCGCAACTAGGTAATTATAATAAGATATTTCTGGCAACCGATGAAGTAGATTTTGTTGAGTATATTGAAAAAGCCAATCTTGGAGTACCAATAATCAAACAAGATATTAAAAGAATTCGAAGAGGAACAGATATAGCTATTCATATGAGCAAGAATTTTACTGAAGATGAAAAGTTATGGGGGGCAATGCTAGATTGCTATCTTTTAGCTGAATGTGGTAGTATAGTTCATACCAGATCAAATTTATCTTGTTTCAGTCTTTTGATTAATCCAAATACAGCAAACATTCATGTTACTTGGAATAAGGTAAATATATTATGATAAAATTTTTGAAAAACGAATGTAGTTTATATGTTATTAATCTTGATAAAGATGTTGACAGAATGAAATTCATTGATTCTCAACTTAAAAAATATGATATACCATATACCAGAGTATCAGGATCATATCGCCCACATAGACCAGTATTAGGATGTACAGAAAGTCACATAAAAGCAATTAATCAGTCACTATCAAATGATAAACATGCCGTTATTATTGAAGATGATGCTTTTTTCACTGAAGAATTTGATAAACATAGTATCGAATACGAAGACGCTTTAAAGAAACTAAAATGGGATATGGTGTTTCTATATTATTCAGGGTATCGCCCGAAAGAAGGAATTGTAAGAGAAAATGATAATAATTTGTGGTTGAGGGGAAATACTTTTGGCGCTCATTTTTTTATAATAAATACATATTTTAAGAAACGAGTATTAGATAATATTACTAAAAAAAATAAACCTGTTGATGATATGTATGCCGGTATGGTGAAAACATGCAATATGTTTGTTACCAAGTCCAATCTAGTAGCTCAGAATTGCTCGTTTATGTCAAATATAATTAATAAATTCAGAAAAGATGGAAAACATAATGGTGTTTTTAAAAATATTGATAACAAATCTTTCGATCACAAAATAAAAGGAGTTAATTAAATGCCTACTAACATATGGATTATGGGTTTATCGGGATCTGGAAAAACCACTATTGCTAATTACATCAAAAAAAACTATCTCACGGAATACATGTTATTGGATGGTGATGAATTTAGAAATGGTATAAGTAAGGATCTTGGCTTTTCCCCAGGTGATAGAATGGAGAATATAAGAAGATGTGCCGAAATATGTTTGTTGGCAAATCGTAGCGGAGTTTCTACCATATGCTCATTTATAACCCCATTAGATTCTCAGAGAAATATGTTGCGTGATATACTTGGCGACTCTTTATTACTTTGTTATCTAAATTGTTCCGTAGAAGAATGCATTCGCCGTGATGTTAAGGGGTTATATAAAAAGGCAATTAACGGGGAAATACAAAATTTTACCGGAATTGGTTCTGTATTTGATATACCAACTTCCGTGGATTTGACAATTGATACTGAAATTATGACAATTGACGAATCAATAAAGTGTATGTTGAAAGCATTCCCCGAAGAATTTACAGATTACAATATATGATTTCACTTCATTGGTTCTAGAATTCGTGTCGTTCCACCGAGTATTTCCTTAGCGGACTGTTTTCCTGTAATAACAATTTCGCGTTTACTAACTCCTTGTATGATGCTATATGAATCGTCAGAACCATCTATTTTGGAATATTTAATTTGAAATACTAATTTATCATTGAAATGCTTTCCTGTTCCATCCGAAAAGAATTCCCATCTAACAACACCATCACTTCCCCACTTCCCCACAATCACCTTAGCCACATCCACCTTCCCCTCCCCAAGCAAATCCCCACCGCTCTCCGCCCCCTTCGCCACTACAGCATCCACAGTCATCGCTTCCTGCTTCGCCTTGATAGCCAGCGCAAGCTCAAGATTTCCTGCCTTGGTAGCAGCCTGCTTCTCCTTCTCCAGAGCCGCCTGTAGCTTCTTTACCTCGGCTTCTATAGCCTTGATATAGACGCTGCGAGCCTTGTCTGCGGCAGCTAGGGCAGCATTCTCGGCATTCACCACGGCTGGAGGCAGGGGGACATCCTTCTTCTCAGGAGGATCGGCAGCCCAGCCAGCCGAAGCAGCCAGGGCAAGGGACAGGATAGTAGCAGTCACACGATTCATAAAGGGTTTCCTTGTAGGTTATGCTTCTAGTATATTGATTCCCAACCCAAGTCAATATGTAATCCGGTATTATAAACTTATAACTTCTATTCAAGTTCTTTTACGATACACGCACTCGTATATCTTACCATTTCCCTGTCTAATAACATCGTGTGTTTTCTGTATCTCGTTATGAAACCATAAGGCTATATCTTTTATTTCCTCGTCAAATAAATGATACTCCATGGATATCTGCCACATGCAGCGCATTAAATCCAGGTTCAATATAATATATCTTTCACACCCTTCACAGTCAATTTTTAGTATCCCACGCTTGCTAAGATTCACACCGTATTCTATAATTAAACTTTCCAGTGTCCTGGTACACCCACCGTTACACGGTCCTTCTTGTTCTTTTACTTGCCAACTTCCAGGATTGTTTGTATTGTTTTTACCATATGTTTTCACAGATTTACCGTCCAGCGAACCAATAGGCGCCAAAATGGTATCAAACCCGTACCGTAATGAATTTATTAGCAAATGCTTATAAGTATCAGAATCGCCCTCTATCGCCAGAATAAAAGGATTTTTACCGAATAACTGACGACATCTTGCCGAAAAAACACCGAAGTTTGCCCCTACATCAAGAACCCATGAAGGTTCCGGTATTCCATTCACGCAATACGCATCATCACGCACAATATTGTCGTAGTTATGTTTTTTCTGCCATTCACTTGAACATGATATGTGATCATAGTATGCCATGATTCCTCCATTGTAATATTTAGAAACCCGCTTATACTATACTTATCAACCAAGGGGATTCTCCCCTATATCTCACAAGGAGAAAAACATATGAATGTTACCGCAACCGAATACTTCATCGTCCGCAACCGTATCACAGGTGGAGAGTATCTTACTCACCGCCGCAGTCGAACCAATATGAATCAGCCCGCATATCGCTGGACCAAGGCCCGTCGCTCTGCTGCTCAGAGGTTTGCCACTTATGATGCCGCTCAGAAGGCATCTCTTCGCTACGGTGGTGATCTTGTCCGCTGCACGAAGGTAAAGGTGGATGACAAGAAGTTCACCGTCCAGACTGTTATGTGATAATAAAGTTATAATATAACTACTAAGAAACCCGAGTAACCCTCGGGTTTCTTTTTTTGATAAATATCTAAGACAGAGTATAATAAGAATCATGATACCGTTACTAATGCTTTTCTTTATGTTAGTCGCATCCATATCATTAACAAAGATGTGGTCCGACTCGGATATTTTCAGACCATTGCGGAATAAAATGGCAGATTATCCGATGTTAAGAAAACCTTGGTTATGTCCGAAATGCATGTCGTTTTGGTTTGGTGTTGTGTGTTCGATACTAATATGTGATCCTTTTTATGAAATTGGGGCGTATTATGTGGTTTCGAATATATTTTGCGGATTGGTTACACACTTTGTAACTTGTATATTAGTAGATAAAGAAATAATATAAGGAGATTAAAATGCCAGAAGTTCTCAACGTTCCACTTTTTCTTGACAAGATAAGAACTGATGATAAATATAGAGAAGATTTACTTAGTATAGCACCCGATATAAAGGCAGATGTTGTATCGTTTCAGGATAATCCAAAATGTGGGTGCCGTAAAAAAATATATGAATACATTAACGCTCATAAAGAAACAGATGTATTCAAACAATTTTTCTCTAAGTGGCGTGAAAAAATACCGTCTCTTTTTATAGATGTTTCTATCCCAAATCAAACACAGCAGGTAACACCTTCGCATAATAATGTAGTTTCCGTAGAAGCTAAAAGCGGCCCTCGCCCCGAGAATAATGTTCCACCCGAGGGTAGTAAAATAAACCAACAACCACGCACCGAAAGTGTAAACCCAAATATTAAAGTTATGTCGGGACATATTGTTGAAATACCAGCGACTCCCGCTGAATATAGAAATCTCATAGAGTATGGGAAATCGGAAACATGGATGTATAGGGGTTTATCTGTTATGGAGAGTAAGAATGCCGAAGGTCAAGCAGTTTGGAATGTATTTTTCTACTAATAGGGTGATTTAATGACACCAATTGGCGCAGACATCAGTGATATTGGAAGTGATGTTTTTACATTCCAAGGAAATTATCGTGCTATCGTAGAGGATAACGCCGACCCAATTGATATTGGTCGTGTTAGGGTAAGAATACTTGGAATGCATTCACTTGATGATAAAGAAACGCCAGTTGATCATCTTCCATGGGCGGAGCCTTGTCTCGCTCTTAACTACTCCGGTGGTAAAAATTTAGATTGTAAAGAGGATGGGAGTCCAAAAAGATACTCTCCAGAGGGAAGCACATTTTCCCCACCGCCAAGGAATACAACTTCTTTGACGGAAGATTTCGTAGATACCGTCATGAAAAAAGAAGGAACGGGTGGTTATTTCGGTGGGGTTCCGCGTAAAGGTTCTATGGTTTGGGTTTTCTTTGAAAACGGCGACCACACCCGCCCTCACTACTGGGCTGCTGCTCCTAAAAAAGACGATTGGGTTAGTCAAAAGAATAAAATAGTTAGCGACATAAAGATTAAGCGTGATAATGTTAACTACTGGCGTGACGAGTTCCAAAAGATTTTGGACAGCATTGAGCATAAGGGAACCGATATTCCAACTCAAAATGCTAAGTTAAAATTAATCAATGAAAAACCAAAATTAGAGATATTTAATATAGATGATATAGAAAATTATCATATAACGAGTTACACCAGTCCAGGTGGGGTAACACATATCGTCGTTAATAAGAAAGGTTTAGAGAAACACTATATCATTCATAAAGGAACCATTGAATATATTGAGCATAATGGTCAGCGTAAAGTAATGGTTGGTAATAATGAGTTTAAGAATAGCGGTCAAAAAGGAACTGCTAATGATTTTGAGCATTTGGTCGGAAATAATTATGAATTGCATATAGGTGGTGATTTTGAAGTATTTGTCAAAAAATCTAAATCTGTACAGATTGATGGTGATTGTCAGGTAAGTGTGAAAAAGAATGTCGGCATTGTATGTCGTGAGGGAAATGTAAGTATTATCGTCGAAAAGGGCGATTGTAACATTGATACAAAGGGTAAAACCAATGTACATGCTACGGACCAGATACAAATACATGCCAATAAAGATATTTTCATGAAGACAGATGCTACTTTGAATATACATGCTGTTAAGAAAACATCGGTCACATGTGATGATGAAATAGCATTTAAAGCAGCGAAGTCTATATCATTTGAGGCTGGTACCGAGTTCAATATAAAGACCGGTACTTCAATGAATGTTACAAATGCTACAACAACTTCTTTCAAGTGTATGCAATATAGCGTTACCTCCAAACCTGGAGGTTTCCATGTTGACGGTGGTTCTAAATTTAGAATAGATGCTGGTGGGTTTGGTGGCGATAAAACTTGTAATGCGCAGGTGGTAAACGCTCGCCATCCAGGTTGCTTCCCAGGTCCAATTGCTGGATTCTCGGCACCATATCCCGGAACTCCTTTGTCACCCGCTCCACCAGTTCCACCAACACCTCTTGTATTTGTTACGGGAGCGGTTACTACCTTAGAAACGCCAAACCCACCTGCATATACTGAAGTATTCAGTGGGCAGTCTTTGCCTCCTATTAACACACCCCCACCATCGACCTTTACTTTCTTCGATCTTGAAGGTTGATAAAGAGACAAACGTATAAATAATCTATGAAGGATTATTTATGCCCCGTTCACTAAAGAGACAATTTCTTTACAATGACTTACCATTCAATATGGATTTGGGTGTTGATAAAGATATATCAATGAAGGGGGACGAGGAAGCCATTCGTCAGTCTATTTTTAACATCATAAATACTGTAAAAGGATCGCGTCCGTTAAATCCTGAGTTTGGATGTAATTTGAATCTTTATCTTTTTGAGCCTTATAATGAGAATACCGCTATGCGGATAGGAAAAGATATAGAAATGAATATAGGATATGAACCGAGAATAATACCTTCTGCTATTGATGTTATAATGGACGATGATACTTCTTCATATGAGATACGAGTTACATATAGTATACGTGCGACACAAACGAGAGATACCATAAACTTTAGACTACAGGCGCTATAAAATGCAACAATCAAAAGAAAAAAGAAGTTTGGATTATACAACATTTGATTTCGCTGAGAAATTAACTGAGTATGAAAACTTCCTCAGAGAAACCAATACCTTCAAAGATTTTGAAGTTCAAGGTTCTAATATTAGAGTTCTCATGGAACTCCTTGCTATGCAGGGTTCACAAAATTCATTTTATACACACGCCGCTGCTAATGAAATATTCAAAGATACTGCTAAACTTTATAAATCTCTCAATAAAATCGGAAATACTCTCAGATATTCGGCCCGTGGAAAAACATCGTCAACCGTTGATGTTATTGGTTCACTGAATCCAGGATATGTTTATGGTAAAGTTTCGCAGTATATAGAGATACCCGCTTATTCAATATTCCCGTCAACTGTGGATTCACCAGATGGTTCTTCTTTTAGTTTCACAAACCCACTTCCAGTTGTTTATATTGTTAAAGGGTTTGGTATAAGAGAATTACAGGCGGAAGACATACGGTATCGGGGTTATGTCCTACCATTTACCGCTCCAAAGTCATTCTTCCGATTGGATGCTAATACCATAGGATTGGATCCGACCTTTATAACATTACCATTGTCTTTAACAAAACCATTATCAATAATAAAAAAGAATTCATCGGATAATTATCGTGGGTTTGATACTGAAAACTATCCGTTAACAAATAAGTCAGACAACCAAAGCGTTGGACAACCTTTTAACAAGACCATTCGTACCCAAGAATACGGTTCTACTCTTGTCCCAAATACATCGTATGCTCTTGTATTTAATCTTGATACATCAACATCGTCACCATATTTGACAATAGCGGAATCATCCAATGTTATAAACGATAAACAGGATGATGTTATATGTACCTTTACTTTGGAACCAACAGATTCCACTGAAGCGTTTTATAGTTTAAAGATAGATGAGATGCGGTCACATAATAGATTCTATGTCGGTGTTACTGGATTGAGAAATCTGGAAAGTTGCCGTATTGAATATGACCCTATTCCTGGTAGAGATAATTCTGTAGAAAGAATGAAATTAGTTGTTAATAAGGATGGAAATTCGGCTCCTTTATCAGTATTGGTAAATGGTAAAATATTTACATTCAATTCTGGAGTAATATATAGTCAGAAAATACCAGTTGATTTTTGGGATACTGGTGTTGAAGAATATAATGTTCATTTAGTAATAACGGACGAGTTATCACCTGAAACAAATTATGGCGCCCAATTGTTGATAACTTCTCAAGAACCAATATCCAATCAAATAACAATTGCCAAAATAAACACAAAGTATACCGATCCTCAAACAAACACAAGGACATTGGAATCAACCTCTGGTAAGAGATTTGGTGACATGAAGTTTGTTGAGAAGTCAAAGATAAAAACATCTGAGCAGAAAGCTGGAAGATTATATTTTCAAAGGGGCGAACGGTTACAAAGGATAATATTTGACTCGCCATTTGTTAAATCTGAAAATGAAGATATTGTATCGTATATAACCAACATAACTCCCGAAGGAAATGTTAGAACATGGTATGCAAATAAAACCGATAAAGGTTTTGACATTTACATAGAACCGGAATCTCAATTTGAGGGGTATGTTGCTTGGACCGCCACGAGAACTATAGAGGGTAACTTTAAAGAAGTTCAGGTTGAATTCAACGAATCTATACCGTCTGCTTTGAATTTACAAGGTTCATCATCTAATTACATGGTTCAATTGACGCCAAATGAAAATATCCAAGTTTGGTATGAAGATCCAACCCCATATGGGTTTAAAATAAGAACCGAGAAAGAATTCACTGGTAAGATAAGTTGGAGTATATTTAACTATTTCGGTGGTGATATGGTTCCAGTTGAAGTGGAATCCGCTTATAGACAGCGTGGTACAATAGTTGTAAACCCATCCGACGCTGAAAATGGTGTAGAGATTACTCTTGATGTTCCGATGAATGAGCGTAATTATGCTATTCAGTTAATACCAAATAAAAATGTGAACGTTTTCTACAGTAACAAAACATCAAACGGATTCTTTATAAAAGCGGAGCAAACAAAGGAAATCGTAACCGTTGATTGGTACGTAGACTCCAGTGAAGATTATCTATTCCAAAAGCACGGAGAAATAGATTTCGCTGGTCAATCTTCTAATGAATTGCAGATTCCAGGTTTATACTTTTCCAATGTTCCTGAAACTTTTGAAATTCCAAACTTAATTCAGGGAAATGTTTGTTTCACTTATATAAATTCAAATACTGTTGTAGATTCTTCCAACAACGGTATGAAGATGTCTTTAGATCCTTCCAGACAGTTTCAAACGGATGTTAGATTTATAGTTGATGATTTAACTATTTCTACCAACGGAATTCGTGTTTTTGTTAAGAATGAAAGAGGAACATGGGATGAGTGGAAGCGTGCTGGAACTGGATTTGACGAAGATGTTAGTCCGGGAAACCTCGTATTCTTTGTAAAAGTAAACCCTGATAAAAAAGTTATCATAGAATTTGGTGATGGTGAAGTTTGGGGCGAAAGTATTCTGAACAAAGAAGCATTTATATTGGGGTTAAAGTCTATAGGTAAAGATGGTGATATATCTAAGAATGTTTTGTCTGATAATATCATTGTATCTCAATATATATTGGGTAATGATACTACTAATATATCATTTGAGAAGAACTTCGTATCTCTTCTTGGTCTAAAATCCTCCGCATATTTTGAAGGTGGGAAAACTATAACCAGTATAATAGATTCTGAAAAAACAAAACTGCGGGATGGTGATCTTAGAATAATACAAAACAAGAACGCCTTCGGTGGGAATGAAGTAGAATCTGTAGATGAGATACGACAGAATTTAACCAATTCCTTCATAAGACAGGACAGAAATGTATCCCTTAATGATTATGAAAGATATGTAAAAGAAACCTTTAATAATTATCTACAAGAATCAAAAGTTTTATCATACGAACAAGCGAAGAGTGAAGGATTGATAACTGGAAATCAAAATTACTGGTTTAATCATATATTCATCATAGGATTGAATAAAGACGGTAGTAATGTTATATCCAGGAATCTCAAAGATGCCATGATAAATTCTCTAAATGGGTCTACATTTAAGATGCTTGGGGCACAACATGAAATCCTTGAAGCGAAGTGGGTTCCGGTTGATGTGGCAATAAGATATAAAAAGACACGATTTGGTTCCGCTGAACAGGTGGAAACTCAAATGAGAAAGAATGTTCAAGATTTTTTCAATCCAAAGAATCATACCCTTGGCGGAAAGATAAGTCACTCTGATATGGTATCATTGCTAAAGGTTGACTATGTTGAATCAGTGGAAGTGATGTTGAATAAAGACCCAAACAACAATTTCAATGCTAATGATTATGATATTAATATTAGACAATCAAGCACTGATATAGATATATCCAGAAGAAATAAACTCATGACTCTTGTTGCCAAAGACCCGTCGCTCATTAAGGTTTTTCAACCATTATTTGATACGATGAAGACCGATGGAACTCGGGAATGGAATTATAGTTTGGATATTCAGTTTGGGTCTTATGAATTTCCTAAAATCGGTGATGTTATAATAAAGAGGGAAGACTAATGTCAATGTTCAAATCTATCATAGATGTTGTTGGGGATGGGTCATATGCCGGAGAAATTGTTGAATTAATAAGCAAGTCAACAGTTGGAAGTCCATCTGATAGTTGTATTATCGTCGGTGACGTTCAAGACGGTGAAATTGATAAATCGTCTTATACATGTTACACTATATCAAAGATACAGTGGGAAACCAGTGATGGTAAATTTTATTCAGACCCCATCATAAATCATAAGTTTATCAAAAGTGGAGTTTACCAAGTAAAACTTTCAGTATGGAGTGAGCCATTTTTAACAGGAGACGGTCGTAAATTTTACTTCGTTGATTCTTCTTACTTAGATGTTACTGTAAATTCTAAAATATTAAAAGATTTACTTTACTACAACCCAACTTGGGAATTGACAAAAAACAACGCAACTCTTGATTTCTACAAAGCATCTGCAAACTTCTTCGAGAAGATACATAGTGACATCGGTGGACTGTTTGACTTATGGGATGCTGATACGATAAACCCGAAGTTTTTTGAATATCTGTCCCTAACATTGGGACATGATAGTAATTATGCTAAGAAGATAGGTTATGATATGAAAATTCATGACTTTGAAACTTATGACATATACGATAGAATAAAACTTGGTAAGGCCAGCAAAGAAGAAATAGCATCGTTTCGTAGATTTTTAATATTTTCTTCAGAGTTGTTCCGAAAGAAGGGTTCTCCACAGAACATAGAGAAGTTCCTATCGTTGTTTACGATAAACGCCAAGTCCATAGAACTTTGGACACGAAATTGGGGACAAACACCGATAGGCGAGATAGACGAAAATTTTATAGGTTTTGATTTTGAAAATAACAAGCATGGTTTTGTTTGGGATAATATAAGAGTAATAGGAAATTGTACGACTGATAAAGGTTATATAAAGAAAAACCTTAGTTCAATAATAATTGATAATTATCACGATATACAAAAGGTTTCATATCCTTCAGATGTTGTTTCTACTGTTTATTCAGGTGATAAAGTCGGGTGGCATGAGATAGAACTTGATAAGCACGGTTCGTATATTTTTGATGTTAGAAATTCTAATGGTAGGATACTCGTTGATGAAAGTGAATATAAACTGGAACCTGATGTATATGATATAGTTCCAAATACGCCGCCACGGAGTGATATCAGGAAGAGTAGTGTATTACAAATAAAACCAGATACAGTTGAAAATGGATCAAGATTGTCCGTTGTTTATTACGGTGCAGAAGATTCCACTTTTGATAGCATTTTAATGACCAAAGAAAGAAAAGTAAAAGACTTTGATATGAAGTCTAAATTTGTTATTAGGAAAATAGAGGATCCTAATAAATTTGAAAACTTCAAATACCCTGAAAATGAAGTATTTATTTTGTTTAGGGGTGTTAAATCTAATGTTGATTTGTATGCAACTGTTGACGAATATTATAAAATAATCGTTAATGGTGCCCGTGGAACATGCACCTTGGTAAAAGTTATATACAACGGCGCAAATGTCGTTTATCAAAAGTTAAATATTTCCGGTGATAAGAATCTCCCAATATATGATTCCCAAATAATAAAATCTGATAATGCTTCTTGTCCAACTGAATTGGAATACGATGTCATATATGAGTTGGAAGTAAAGACATCTGGTTCTTTGATATCGGCATATCTATATAAGAATGAAATAGAAACACAAATTCAAAACAATTTCGATTCGGATGTGGGTGGTAATGTTTATAATTCACTAACTTGCCAAGAACCCATTATACTATTTGAGAATGTAAACTTAGACCAAGACGCTTCTCAAATTTTAACACATGATGCCGAGGGCAACGATGTCATAGATAAGAAGTATACTTATATTGATTCCGCTGGGCATTATGGTTTTGGGGTTAGGTCGTCTATAATAGAATTGAAAGATTTCTATATTAATATTCTTGATGCTGATGAGACGTTATACACTACTACGGAAAAAGAATTTAACTTGATGCCTAAGTTCTTGGGTCTTAAAAATAAGCAGATGAGATTTAATAACTATAGTAAAGAATCTGATGTTTTTTACTCCAGTGGTATAGTTGATAATTTTGACCCGACAAAAACAGATTACGATGTTGATACTAAATCTTTAAATTTCATTTATGGCGATGGTGTAAATATCACTGAGGAAGTATCCACACGGTATACGATAACATTCGATGAATCGTGGATGAAGGAAAATTTCAGCACCCCTAAAGAAGTGTCGGACAAAATAATAATTCCTTTTGGAAAGCAGCGTAAGTGGTTTGTTCCGGAGATGAGGTGGCATAATAACAATCTCTACAGAAATTATTACGGAAGTTATGATGTAGTTGATAGTAATGAAAAATCAATACCTGGGTTGTTTAGGTATAATGAATCTGTCATACTTGACACATATGATTTAGAGCCCGGTGATCAAATATCAACACTAACCAGAATAAACGCCTTAACATTTAAAACATCAAACAAAATAGCACAATACAACAGTGCCAAAATACCTCTTGGGTTGAAGGGTGTCTTTCAAGAAGTTTGCCCACATTCTGGTAATTTTGAGTTTATGGGTAATGATATAAGGTATACCGATGGAACCTTATACAAAAATCCAATTTTCCAACCCATAACTATCAATACTTCATATGGGGCTCGTGTTGTTGGCGTTAGATTTAGAAACTGTGATGATATAGACAGACTTATAGCAGCAAATGCAACTGATATATACAAATCTGTTCAATTGTATGGGTTGTTTTCCATGGATGTTAGTGCTGAGTCTATAAGATATGCTCCAGATAAAACCAAATTCACAGCACACCCAAGTTTAACAGACACTTATGTTGTTAAGTTTTTCGTCCCACTTGGTATTCTTGATAGAAATATAAGAACGTATAGTTTGAATTCGGAGTTTTTGCAGATAGAGTCAAATTCTGGAAGCGATCTTATTCGTATTGAGGGTATATATGTTAGAAATCCTAAAGATAAGATA